TCGACACCGGATCGCGCGAGGCCGAATACACGGCCGACGTGGAACCGGCGCTGGCGATCCTCCAGAACCAGACCGCCCGCCTCGAGGTCCTCGAGCAACCCGACAAGGACCGCGAGCTGATGGTCCATTGGGTGGAGGACTGCGACGACGAGGAGCCCACGGACTGCGGCGACCTGTGCGACATCGACGGCCCCGAGGCCGGAACGCTGGCCGCGCACTACGCCCTGACCGAGTGCTTCGACAAGCGCTTCTCGGTGACCGAGGAGAAGTTCCGCACCAGCAGCCTGACGTATGAGAAGTACGTGGCGACCATCATGCTGAAGAAGCTGAAGCTGATGGACGAGTTCTGGGCCGCGAAGGCCCTGACGGCCATGCAGCTCGCCGCTGGCGTGAACAAGTACGCCGGCCAGTACACCGTGGTGGGCAACAAGACCTACATCCCCGCACCCGCGTGGAACAGCGATGTGTTCGGGTACTTCGACACGGCGCTGTGGATGAACAAGCTGGGCATGTCGCGCATGATCAGCGGCACCCTGCTGAAGCAGCACATGTGGAAGGTGGGCATGGAGACGACGAACCCGAGCGGCGAGGCCGAGGTGGCCAAGATGACGGCGTTCGGCGTTCCGTACTTCTACCGGAAGATGGACGCGACCCTGGGCAACAAGTCGGCGTTCCTGTTCAACGTGAACACGCTGGCCATGGCGACCAAGGCGCGCCACAGCATCTACGGTCCCGAGGGCCGCGAGATCAAGAAGAACGGCCTGCTGTTGAGCACCATCGAGAGCCGGAACCTGCCGGGCGTGGTGTACGACCTGTACGTGCAGGAGCAGTGCATCGCCAACGACATCAAGCACAGCTACGCCATCGCTTCGCGCGGCGGGATCTTCCAGAACCCGACCGGCTGCGACGACGACCTGACGGGCGTGCTGCAGTTCGTCTGCGGCATCGCCCCGTAAGGGATCTGTGCTGAACGAATCGTTACAAGGTGGAGGGGCTGGGCATTACGCCTGGCCCCTCTTCGTTCGGGGCCGTTACATTTGGCTCCGGGCGTCACTTGCATGTTGACGATTAACCATCGTCCTTAGCCCCCGAACAAGCACCCCAGAAACCATGGCACTTACATTCAAAGGCGGAAGCGCATTCCCACGGATGCAGCCACTCGCTAAGGACACCGTTGCACGCTTACAATGGCTGCGCCAGCGCGAGGCGCGGCTGAAGGCTGCGCTTGATTCGGGCGACTTGGAAGGCGCCTCTCAAGCACTCTCTGAGCTGATGCAATCTGCCAAGCCGGGCGAGTACAATCCCACGAAGGCCGAGGCTGTGCAGAAGGCCATTCAGGATGCTCGGCAAGCGCTGAACCGCGCCCAATACTCTGGCAACATCGTTAAGCAATAACACCACAACTGAACCATGGCACTAAAATTCACAGGAGGGAAGGCTGCAACTGTCGGAGGACCGCCCACGGGCTGGACGGCTGCCCAATGGGCCGAGGTTCCCGATTGGGCCAAGAGCAAGATCCGCGGCCGCATTCCGGTACCTGACAGCGCGGGAGATCTGCGCCACGCCATCTTGGAATTGGGCGACAAGGTCTACGGAGCCGAGGACAACGTTGCTGCACTCTCGCCAGACGTGAAGGCGGCATTCAACCAGCTCAAGACTGCTTATAAGGTCTTCAATGATAAGTTGAGCCAGAAGTACGTCTGGGATTCATACTAAGGCAGACCCATGAGCACCACCTCCACCTGCTTCGAGAACATCGTCGGCCTTTCGCGCACCGACTGCGAGTGCGTTGAGGACCGCCCCGTTGACGCCGGGACTTCCGCCAGCGGGATCTATCTGGACGAGCTTCCGGGGCTGACCCTGCGCATGGCGGATGCCAAGCGGGACTGCGGGGAGGGGAGCCTGTGGACGATGCTCGAGCGCGCCCGGGAGAACGCGGTGGAGGACCTGAAGGCCGACCTGATGGGCTGTCTGGGCGACAAGGCCTCGGTGCGCCGCCAGTCCGGGCAGGCCTACATCGGCGACGACAAGAAGTCCACTGCAGACAGCACCACCCTGCGCAAGCCCTACCACGGAATCACCGTGCAGCTGGCGAAGATCCGCGGAGGCATCTGCCGGGTGAAGGGCATCGGCACGGCCTTCAAGACCGCTGGCAACATCACGCTTCAGGTGTACGACCGATACGGCACGGACCCCATCTACGGGACGGTGCTGACCCACGAGGCCAACCGCCCGAACTGGACCATCCTGCCCGAGGCGATCGAGCTGTCCATGGAGCACCTGGGCACGGAGAACCCGCGCTACTGGTTCGTCTTCGCACCCACGGACGGGCTGCGGGCCATGAACACCCTGATCGACTGCGGGTGCGGCGGGATCGCCCCGTACTGGAGCCTTGAACGTCCGCAGTACATGAGCCACCAGCAGAAGGGCGGCAAGGTCTGGACCGAGTGGGCCATGGCTGCGGGAACGCAGGGCACCACCTTGGAGACCCGGGACAGCTGGGCCACCAAGAACACCACGGACGGCATCCTGCTGCACGTGGAATTCGACTGCGACCAGACCACCACGTTCTGCCCGGACGTTCCGAACTACACCACGGACAACGTGCAGAAGGTGATGGCCCACGCGGTGCGCTTCAAGGCGGGTGCGAACCTGCTGCGGAGCCTGCTGGCCAGCACGAACATCAACCGCTACACCATGACGGCCGGCGATGTGCTGGAGAAGATGGTGGCGGACTTCGAAAAGGAATACCAGGCTCGCGTGGTGGACTACCTGTGCCCCACGCTGGCGCTTCCCGAGAACATAAACCGCTACGGCGACTGCCTCATGTGCAAGGACACTTGGGGGCTGAGCACGGGCACAATCCGAGGATAACATGGCACTTAAATTCACAGGAGGGAAGGCGGTCGACCCAAGGGCTCGACTGGCAAACGATATCGATGCTGGACTTGAGCGCCTTCGCAATGCGAAGATGACCCTCTACGACCAAGCGCGAAAACTTGGCGGCGAAGAGGGCGCAACCATCCAGCGCAAGCTGAACACCATCGACCAAGCCATCAACGAGGCAGTGTATGTCGCCCGTATTGCAAGCGGCAATCTGACCGCTTAAGGCATCCCCATGAGCACCACGTCCACCCGCTAAGATGAACCTCGACGACCTTTCCACGCGCATCGGCAAGCTGGCCGAGGGTGCCCGGGTGAAGATCGCCTCCGAAATGGAGACGGTTGCCACCACGGGATACTCCCTTGTGCAGCGCCGGGTGAGCGAGACGGGGAAGGATGCGGACGGCAGGGCGTTCACCCCGTACACGCCGATCTACGAGCGCTTCAAGCGGGGCGCCATCGGCCAGAAGGCGAAGAAGGAGGGGGCCAAGAAGAAGGCCGAGCGCAAGACCAAGGCGGCCAGCCCCGGGGCTCCGGTGGGCCGCTACCGGGGCATCGTGGACTTCACCCTGTCTGGCCAGATGCTCAATTCCATCGGCATCGTGGAGGCTGGCTTCAAGGGCAACGCCTACGTTGTCCGGGTGGGCGGTCGGGACCAGGAGACTCGGGACAAGATGGCGGGCAACGCCGAATACCGCCCCGGCTGGACCCGGCTTTCGAAGGAGGAGAAGGACACGCTCGCCAAAGGCCTCAAGGAGCGCATGACCGATTGGGCGCAGAAAGAGCTTCAGTCTTAACCCAATGAACGCATCGATCGCCGAACTACTGAAGCTCCGGATCCAACAGTTCTCCTACGTGGAGAAGTTGGGCGGGATTGTTCGCGCGGTCAGCTTTGAGCGGCAGGGTGGTCGGATCACTATCCCGGTCGGCAGCGGCGTGGAGGACCCGCTCCAGTGCGGCGACAACGAGCTGCTGGACCTGGTGCCCGACGAGCGCTACAAGTGCATCGTCTTCTTCGAGGACCGGGGCCTGGTGCCGGTGGTGAGCCGGACACGGGGGCAGTCTTGGACCAGCAACCTACGCTTGGTCTGCTGGGTGAACACGGCGAAGCTGGGCGGGGATGCCAATGCGGCCGACGCGGTGTTGCAGCAGTTCCTGGGCGTGCTGAATTCCGGCCCCTACAACCTCGACCCCTTCATCGGGATCCGCCACCGCCTGTCCGGGGTGGCCAGCAAGGGACCGAGCATCTTCGCGGCCTACACCTTCCCCGACGCGGCCCGCCAGTACCTCCTGTGGCCCTTCGACGCCTTCGCCATCGATATCGCCACCGAGTTCCGTATCCGGCCCGGCTGCGAGCCTGTGGTGAGCGGATCGGACGTGACCTGCTGGACCCCACCCAGCACCTACCGCCGTCGCCACCCACGGGAGTTCTCCTGCGAGGAGCTGAACGATCCCACGAACGGCCTCACCCTTCAGCAGAAGCTGGACTGCCTGGACTGCGATCCCGGAGGGCCCTGCGCGGATGCCAATGTGCTGCGCGACGGCCTTCCATACGGCACGGTGGCCAGCGGGGGCACCATCGATGTTCCCAGCGATTGCCCCATCTGCCCAGAATGCCCCGAGTGCTTGGCAGGGCACGTACTGAACAGCGATTCAACGTATGACCAGTACGTGCTTTCGGGCGGCACGCTGAACCTCCCCGACGTGGACCACACGGATAGTGACGGTTCCACATTGACGCTTCCTGCAATGACGCCGTTCGTGGCCACGTTATGCCCGCCTCCATGCGTGGGGGTGGACATATTCGACTTCGACGGCACCACGCTCCTGGCCCATGTAAACGACGGCGATTCCTACACCATCATGCCGACCATCCTTCCCTACACAGACCGCGCCGCAGCCCTTGCGGATAGCACGACCATTGCCAACACGCAGCAGATGGTGCACATCCTCGACAGTGGCCGCATGTACCCTGGCACCGGGGAAACGGTGGACAAAATTGTGGACACCGGGCGCATCTTCCTGTTGCCAGTGCGGGACAACATGGACGGTGTGCTGACCACCACGCTCGAAGACGGCACCCTTGCTAAAATCCAGATCAACGAATGAAACGCTTACTCCCCATCCTTCTGATTGGCCTGTCCTTCATCGCCCGATCGCAATCCCCGGGCGACCCTGCCCTGTTCTTCAAAGGGAGCGGCCTTCTGGATTCGAAGAGCTACGTGACGAAGGTGAACAGCAGCCTGTATTCGATCAACGGCTCCGGGGTCTTCACGCTGCTTGCACAGAGCAACTTCGCCAACGCATCGCACGTGCACACGGCCAGCGCCATCACGGACTTCAATACCGTTGGCGATGCGCGGTGGTCCTTGCTCGGCCACGTGCACACGTTCGCAAGTCTGACCAGCAGGCCCACCACGGTGGCTGGTTACGGAATCACCGACTTCAATTCGCTTGGCGATGCCAGGTGGAGCCTTCTCGGGCACACGCACGTGAGCGCAAACATTACGGATGGAAGCACAGGTGGCAATGGCACAACCGATGGCGGAAAGGTGGTCAAGTTCAACGCAGCCGGAGGCCTTAGCGCTTACTCGGACACGCCCGGAACCGTGGCAATAAATGCCCAATCAGATGCTGGGATCGCAATACAGGCTTACAGCGGCCCCGGCATCGCATTGGTGGCAGCGGCAGGCGACATTGACCCGGCAGGCAAGTTCATCGCTGGCACCGGCAATGTGTGCGCCTTTGAGAACGGTTCTGGACCTGTGCTGAACGTGACAAACAGCGGTGCCCTGCAATGGTTCGGGTCCGGGGCGGCTACTACGCGGACGAATCTTGGCCTTGGCAGCGCGGCAACCACTGCATCCACCGATTACGCCACCGCCGCGCACACGCACACGTTCGCCTCACTCACGAGCAAGCCGACCACGGTTGGAGGGTACGGCATCACGGATTTCAATTCGCTCGGGGATGCGCGATGGAGTTTGCTCGGGCACACGCATGCCTATTCTTCGCTCACAGGCATTCCGTCCACCTTCGCACCCAGCGCCCACACGCACCCAACGACTGATATCACAGGCCTGGGAACCCTGGCCACGCAGAGCGGCACATTCAGTGGCACCAGCTCCGGTACCAACACCGGAGATCAATACACCAGCACGACCGCAAGCCGATTGATCGGTCGCGGTTCCGCGGCGGGTGCCGGGGCTGCTCAGGAGATCACTCTTGGCATCGGGTTGTCCATGTCCGGCGCCACCCTGAGTGCAACGAATACGGGAACGGTGACCAGCGTATCGGTGAACACCGCGAACGGAGTATCCGGCACCGTGGATAATGCCACCACCACGCCGGCCATCACCCTTTCCCTCGGGGCCATCACGCCGACTTCCGTTGCTGCTACTGGCACGGTCACGGGCAGCAACCTATCCGGTACGAACACGGGCAACCAGACCATCACGCTCACCGGCGATGTTACCGGGTCGGGCACCGGCAGCTTTGCGGCCACCCTTGCGACGGTCAACAGCACCACCGGCAGCTTCGGTTCCTCTACGGCCATCCCGTCCTTCACCGTTAACGGCAAGGGGCTGATAACGGCGGCAAGCACGAATGCCGTGGTTGCACCGGCCGGCACGCTCACTGGGAGCGCCCTGGCCTCCGGTGTGACGGCATCCAGCCTGACATCGGCAGCGGGCGGCACCTTCGGAACGGCGGCCTACGTGAGCACGGGAACCGGATCCTCGAACGTACCCACCATCGCACAGGCTGATGCTCGGTATATGGCAATCGCGAAGCAGGCCAAGGTGTCTAACTTCACGTTCAACAGCGCGACCTACACCAACCTGACCGGCGCGGCGGTGACGCTGGACGCCAGCACCACATACCAGGTGAAGGCCATTGTCACATACACGTGCCCAACCTCAGCCACCGGCATTGGTTTGTCGGTGACCATGACGGGATCGCCAACGGCCCGCAACTTCAACCGGGCACAACCAGTGGCATCGACGGGAACAGTAGTAGCACAGATCCCAACGGATGATGCCGGGTCCATTGCAACAGGTAGCACGGGCACGACCGAACTGTTCGCGATGCTGGAGGGCAATGTGCTCACATCTGGAAGCACCAGCACACTTCAGCTCAGGGTAGCCCGCGGCGGGACATCGGCCACCGTCACCATTCTGAGCGCCACCATCATTGCGACCCCGATCCCATGATCGCCAGCCTGATCCTTGCCCTGTTCTGGGGCTTCTGCTGCGCCATTATCGGGGTGGCCTTGGTATCGGTCTTCGGCCCGGACGACAGCCCGCTACGGTGGTATTTCCGCTGGGCATCCGAATGGCAGGAGCGCGGTGGATGGAGGTCGTGGATCACATCCCCCATCGGCGGGTGCGTTCTGTGCACCTCGGGGCAGCTGGCCCTGTGGTCGCACTTCGCCTATGTGCATGGCATCTTCCTCCTGCACATCCTCGCTGGATGTTCCGCTGTACTTTTCGCCGTCGCCATTAACGGCGCATACAAATGGCTGAAGAACCGAATCTGAAACCCGGGCGCCAGCTCAAGGAGCTCGCCCCCGATGTTCAAGCCTTCACGGCGAACGGCACGCGCTACCGCGTAAGCAGGAGCGTAAGCATGGACCGCTGGGAGGCCTACGAGCTGCTCTCGGTGGAGATCGGCATGGCGCGATCCTTCAACCAGTTCATGGAGGGCCTGCGCGAGGCCTACGACATGTGCAATCAGGTGGCAGCAGGGAAGCCAGTGTTCGCCGACCTTGCCGTGCTGCTCCGCGACATGCTCATCGGCTCCACTCTGGTGGGCGAGAAGCAGCAGCCTGCGGTGCTGAAGATGGCCGCGCTGTTCATCAACTACGAGGGCGAGGACGTTCGATTCATCGACGACGGGATCATCCAGAAGAAGCTCGACGACTGGCGCGAGGAGGGCATAGACATGCAGTTTTTTTTCGGCTTTGCCCTGCGTTCCATTCCCGGCTTCTTCGAGGCTTACAAGGTCGCTTCCCGCGATACTTCGAAGCCGATCGAACCCGAGAAGAAGGCGCAGGGCGACAACACTTCGAAGTAAGGCTGCAGACCATTAAGCGGAGGAATCATGAACTGCTCTACGTCCTATCCGGTGGTGTCGCCAGCGAGGCCCAGGCATGGCGCAGCATGGACGTGTACGACTTCTACGATGCGCTGGACATCCACTTCGAAAAACTGCGCGAGCGCGCGAAAAACTCCGCTGTAAGCCATGGCAAACCCGGTAGATCTGGAGTTCAGGGCAGGCGGAAGTCTGTTCAAGGACCTGCAGGTGATGCAGGCGGAAGTGAACGGGCTGGGTGACGCGCACAAGAAGGTCCACGCTGGCATCCAAGAGGACCTGAGCCAGTCCTCGGAGGGCGCCCGAAAGTTCGGGGCCAACGTATCGGCCGCAAGCCAGCTCGTTGTAGCGCTGGCCAAGAGCTCTGGCCAAGGACTGCAATCTCTGGCCCGCAACCTGCAGGAGGTCGCCGACCTGACCGAGCAGGCGCAGTCTGGGCTTGCCGCAACAGACAAGACGAACCTGACCAACGTCAACGCAGCTCTGCGTTCAATCGCTCAGACGCAGGGAATCGTGGTGCGGAGCATTACGGCCGAGAAGCGTGCCCGGATTGAGGCGCTGGTGGAGGCCAAGAAGGTGACCGCCGAGGAAGGCAAGCTCCTCGTGGAGGTGACCGAGGTGGTGGACACCATGCGGGAGGCTATTCATGCAACCAGCGAATTGCCGGCCGCTATCGATGATTCGGTCGAATCCACGAAAACGCTCGCGCAGCAATACCGAGAAGCTGTCCGGGAGGCACAGCGCATCGGTCAGGAGTTCGGAAAAAACAGCGACGAGTTCTTGGATGCCACGCGGGCAGCAGCGCTTCTTCGAAAGGAGATCTCCGACGTTGGCGACCGGATTAAGGCATTGAACCCGGGCGACAAGCTGGCTGCGTTCTCGCAGTTCGGCAACGCCATCGCGTCCGGCGCCCAGGCCGTGGGGGGCTTCTTCGTCACCTTCTCGAACGGCAATCAGGCCATCCAAGAGACCATCTACAAGTTCCAATCGTTCCTGTTCGCCATCCAAGGCGCACAGGGATTCATCCGCGACTTCAAGGACGCCTTTGAAAACGTCCGGGCCGTTCTGGGGCTTACGGCCGAGGCTTCCGAAGCGGCAGCGCTGGCCTCTGAGGCTGATGCAATCTCCAAGGGCGAGGAGGCTGTGGCAACCGAGGCTGTTGGAGTAGCATCCACTGGCGCAGCTGGTGGGGTTCGCGCCTTCACGGCTGCGCTGCTGGCCAACCCGCTTACTGCTGCGGTTGCCATCCTTCTGGCCTTGGCGGGCGCAATGTTCCTCTTCGCCAACAACACGGAGCAGGCCGTGGAGACGTATGACGACCTGCTGGAGCGGTTACAGCGCCCGGTGAAGCGCAGGCAGCTGGAGGGTGAGCTGGACCAGGCCGAGCTGCTGGCAAAGCTGGAGGCTGAGCGACTGAAGCGCATCGAGGACTTCCAGGCTGGCCGACGCTCCAGCATCGAGCGCACCTCGGCAGAACTGGCCAAGGACGCCGAGCGGCAACGGCTGGTCGACCAGAAGCTGCGCGGATCGGCACTGGATTCTATTGATGTGCAACGAGTGGCATTCCAGAGCCTTCAGGAGACGAAGCGCCGGGCCATCAAGGAGAACGAGCGAACCGGTGAGAAGGAGGTGGCCGATGCCGCCGCATTCGCCACGCTTCGGCTTAAGCTGGGGCTGGACGAGAGCGCCAAGCTTGTGGATGTGGAAAAGGCCTACTACGACAAGAAGGCTCAGTTCCGCGAGGCTGAACTACAGGGACAGGCCGAGCTGGCGGCAAAGCGTGAGCAGGACGCTGCCAAGGCCGCCGATAAGCTGCAGGAGCAACTGGACAAGGAGAAGGCCGCGGCCGAGCTTCGCCTTCGCATCCGAGAGCAGCTGGCTGCGAACATCGAGGCCATCGAGAAGGATCTGGCCGAGAAGATCAAGGCCCTGGAGCTGGACAAGGCCGACCCAATGGAGCAGGTTCGCCTGCGCAAGGCCGCCTCGGACGAGGAGATCCGGGTGCTGGAGCGCAACCTGCGCCGCGAGATCGCCCTGGGCGAGCTCCGGGCCAAGGTGGGCGACGAAGCCTTCGACAAGCTCACAGAGCGCCAGAAACAGGCCCGCGCGGACGCCATCATCGACGACGGAGGTGGCCAACTCAGCACCAAGCAGGACGAGGCGCTGGCTTCCGCCCGGCTGCTCGTTTGGATGGCCCATTACGAAGACCGGGCGGCATTGCAGGCCGAGTTCGACCAGACGCTGGCTGATGCGTCTGGCGATTCCGATGTGAAGCAGCTGGCGGAACTTGACAAGCTGCTCGCCGAGCGTGCCAAGAAGCTCAAGGATGCGGGTGCCACAGAAGCGGAGATTGAGGCGGACGCACAGATCCAGACGGCAGCCGTACAGAAGAGGCTGGGGGGTGACCGGATCGCGGTGGAGACGCAGACGCAGGTGGACATCCTGGAGGCGCAACTGAACGGCGGCAACCTAAGCGTAGCGCAGGAGAAGGCCCTACAGATCGAACTGCTGAAGGTGAAGATCAAGGGGGCCAATGCAGCGCTGGCCTTGATCGTCAGCGATGGTTCCGACAGGGCGAATGCGGAAATCGCAGCAGCGAAGAACGTCATCAGCAAACTGAAGAAGGAGCTGGGCGATATGAAGTCGCAGATCAAGCCCTTCAAGCTGTCCGACCTGTTCAACCTGGAGGGTGCCGATGCCGACGTCTTCAACAAGGCGGCCGGCGACTTCATCACCGCAGCATTCGACATTGCCAAGCAGGCGAACGCAGCGCAGCAGCAGCAGCTCGACCAACAGATCAGCGCCACGGATGCGCTGATCGAGGACTACCGCAGGCGCGGGGATGAACTTCAGGCGCAGCTTGCCAAGGATGAGGAAGCGAACAAGCTGGGCCTGGCCAATAATCTGAACGGGACGCTGGCCGCGATCGCTGCGAACAAGGCGGCGGAAGAGAAGGCCCTTGCGGAGAAGAAGCGCATTCAGGCTGAAAAGCAGAAGCTCGCCCGCCAACAGGTGGTCCTTGATAGCATTTCGCAGGCCAGCGCCTTGGCCACAAGCGCGGCCCAGACGATCCAAGGTTTGAGCGGCCTACCGTTCGGGATTGGGCTGCTCACGGCCTTCGCACTGATTGCGCAGACGTATTCCTTCTTCGCCGGATTCAAGGCCAAGATTGCCGCGGCATCGCAACCACAAGGCCTCTACCGTGGAACGAAGAGCGTGCAGCTGAACGGATCACCGAAGGGCCGGGACACTATTCCGGCGATGCTGGACGAAGGGGAGGCTGTGATCTCCGCACGCAACAACCGGAAGTACAAGCACATCGTTGGCGCAATCGTCGATGACGACTTCAGCAAGCTGCCGCCCCACGTGCTTCGGCCCCTGTTGGATTCCATCGACTTGTCCGACATGCTTCGCGGCACTGGCGTGAAGGTCTCGGAGAAGGCCGTGCGCGAGGACATCCAGACGCAGGAGCGATCCGCCGCCGCCCCAGCCATGGACGTGCGCGGATTGGAAGCCCGGATTGACCGGCTCACCGAGGAGGTCGTTTCGCTCCGCAAGGATGCCAAGAACCGCACGCAGACCGAGACGCTGCCCAACGGCACGCGCATCACGCGGCGCCCAGGCGAAACCATCATCACCCGCCCGTAATGGACAAGCGCTGGCAACTTATTGCGGACCCGTATCGGTTGTGTCCGGCAGGCGGATTCATTCTGTCTCTGGCCGGATCAGGTTCGGTGAACGGCCGATATTGCAAGGATGCCGCACCCTTCGGCGATGCTGAATCATGGACCAAGCTGGGAGGCGTATTGGGCGAGGACACGTTCTACTATTCGGCAGGGTTGGGCGTATGGTTTTTAACCAGCGGCGGCCTTGCTTCGACATCCTCGTTGAACATCAAGTACGCTCGGGCAAGCAGCAACCTTGCGGATGCGAACCTGTGGCTTGTGTACGACGGGTCCTACAGTCCGCCCGGAAGCGGCATATTGCCGCGCCCATCCGCTGAAGTATTGCCAGCAACCCCTGAGTTCTTCATCGATGTTCACCCGCTGAACCCGGCGAAGTTTACCGATGAGAGGAACCTGAACGACGGGCAGATATTCTTCCGCCGCAAGCTGTCAACAACGCTGGTTTTCGTTGGTGCAGATTATACGCGCTTCAACGCGATGAACATGGACAGCGGCCGCAGGTGCGAGGACGTGTTCATTCGATACCAGGAGAAGTGCAGCGGCAGGTGGCGCACTTTGTGGACCGGGGTCTTCAGCGTTGGTGCAGGAGGCTTCAACTACGATAGCTGCCAGTTCAGCATTCGGCCCACGGTGCTGGACCGATACTCGTGCATCCTCGACCGGGTCGACCGCAAGATGAACCTTCTTGCGGTGCCGCCGGAAACAGTATCCGCCATTGTGATCCCGCAGGGAATTCAGTTCTCAGTCACCGGATCGTATGGCAGTCTTGGGGAGGCGGGCACCATGGGGCTGATGGGCTATGCTGATACTGGCCTGGACTTCGACGGCAGGAACCTGTATTGGCGCGAGGTGGCCGTAACGGAGTGCGTCAATGGTGTGGCCGTCTCACCACCCGGCAGTGGTTGGGTGCTGAGGGCAAATAGCTGTTCTGGGGCCTATTCGCCGCCCATTCCGTTCGGTCGTTCATTCTGGACAAGGCACCCAACCATCGCATACACGTTCGGGACCCCGCTGCAGGCTACGACACCGCCGTATGATTCTCCTTGCGATGGTTCCTATGCAATGGTGATGTACCACCTGGATCCATTTGAATCTGGGAACACCGACCTTGAGGAGAAGACGCGGATAGTGAATCGCTTTGACCTTGGGCATTGGTACATCTGCCTGAACAACGGCACCCCAATAGAATACACGCGGGCCAGGAAATTGATCGACTGCCTAACGTGGGGGCTGGAGAAGCTGGGATGCTCTGTGCGATCGGTAAAGAGCGACTTCTTCCAATGGAACCCGGACGTGGTAAGCACAGAGAATTACGTGCTGGTCGCCAACGGGGATTCGTATGTGACCAACGACCTGACCGACCTGTTCCTCATCCACAACGACGATGCGCTACTTCCAACGGCCACCAACCCAGGAAGGATCGGGGAGTGGACGGTTAGCGGCATGCTCCGTATGCTGTCCGTGTTCCAAGTGTTCTGGGACATCGACGACGAAGGGCGGCTTGTTCTTGAGCACTGGATCTACTGGAGCGAGCAGGACGGCATTGATGTCCGGTCGTTCGAGAATGCGGAGGCGCTTGAGTACGAATCGCTCAGTGCCGAGATCCCGTCGCTTGAGCGCATTGAATGGATGGCGTCTTCGGGCGAGGACTTCATCGGCAGGGACATCGTGTATTCCGGTTCCTGCGTTGGTGGGCGCGAAAGCCTGGTCGTCAAAACAAAGGAGCTGCGCGAGGTGATCACCGACATCGCTCTGGTTCAATCGAGCGGGACGCTGAACGATGGCGCAGTGGACAAGAACGGGTGGACCTTTCTGGCGTGCACCGATGGAGTTTCCGGGCATAACGTAATCATCGCAACCGGCAAGCTGACGGGCGGGCTGGTCACGAATGAGCCCTTGAGCACAGCCAGCATCATGGCAAACTACTGGCTATGGAACCGATACCTTCCATCCGGCCGGCTGAATGATGCCGACGTGGATTTCAAAGGGTACGAGCCGACGATCAAGCAAGCCCAATTCATCGTGAAGCTGTGCTGCTCCATCTTCGACTTTGACCCACGGCTTCCGCTGATCACAAAGCTCGGTGCGCTGCTGAACCGGAAGGCCCGCGTGGTGTCCGCAGAGTATGACGACAAGGGCGTATTGACACTGTCATTGACCTATTCTTGGTAGCTTTCCCAAAATCCGAACAACGATGAAAGCTGCAACATTGGCATTGGTCGCATTGACGCTGTTGATCTCTTGCGACAAGTCGCACGACGACATGGCCGGTCCTGAATACCCCATCTTCCGACAAGCGCACATCCTGGTGTCCGATGGCCCCTGTGATTCAGTGAGCGTATTTGTATCTCGGGCAACGCAGCTGTTCCACCCCTACCGTCTGGTGTGCAATGCGGATAGCCCGGGGCTGCTGTACACGCTCGGGGGAAGTGAGGCGAACATCTACAGGAAGGACACGCTGTTCTTCTTCAACGTCAGCGGAGACACGATGAATATTGTCCTGTCGCTAACTGGATCTCCGTCTCTGGAGCCCTTGCCGATAACGCTTCCACCCACCGAGTTGGACGGCGCCGGAATCCACTACATCGCAAATTGGTAATCACCCATGCCCAGCCCGTCAATCCCCAACTTCAATGGCCAGATCAAGACGCCATGGCGCTGGTACGATTCGGCGGCCTGGCTGAACGGGAACCAGCGGCAGTGCGCCGATCTGTGGGATTGGGACAGTTGTTCGTTCGCGCTGATCTGGCCCGGTGACAGCCTGCCCCCGTTCCAGTTCGTGCGGCCTTCGTCCATGGACCTGGTGACGAGCTGGAAGCTGTACGACGGCCCCGGGGATGATGCCGCGATGGTGCTGGACCTTGCGGACCAGATCATCAACCTGACCTACTTCCAAGCGTCCGGGGTGGATTACATCACCTACAACGAGCAGGTCTTCGGCGACAGCGCCATTGACAGCGGCCGGTATTGGGCTCGGATCGTGAGCGGCGGGGTGACCTACTACAGCGAGCCCGTGACCGTTGTATGTCGCACGTACCTGCCCAACAGCCTTACCGTGGATCCGTTCGCCGCTGGCCTGTACAGTTCACAGGCCAATCCTTCCGGGTTGTGGCATGTTCAGTTCGGGGATGGTCGAACGCTGATTGGCTCCACGCTGGTGGCGGGCACCCCGACCGATCCTGCATTTGCCGTTGAAGGTGCGCTGGTGGCCAACTTCGGCGACAACCTGCTTTACACCTATTCGGGCGGAAGCTGGGCATCCTCCACGCCCGGAACATCAACGAGCTGGTACGATTCGAAGAGCGGCAACTGGTACCGGTTCAATGCTGGTGCCTGGCAGGGCCTTGCAACAGATCCAATGACCGTGGACGGCGATGGCATGTGCTTCACCGGAACTGGCCAGACACCGGAGTTCCGGCGAATGAACTTCACGCCGCAGGACCACATTTCGGCGTGCAGCGAATCGGTGATGCAGTTCACGCTTACGGTCACGGGCAGGACAACCGGCGAGCTGAACGTGCATGTTGGCGAGCTGGGATTTCAGAGCGTCATGGCCATCATCGAAGAGGACGGAACGACCACGTTCACCTTCTTCGTGGGCGCGGACACGCTGCTGACCGTGTTCCCTTCTGGTGGGTTCGATGGGTGCCTGACCGGGCTCACCATCGGATGCGCAGCCACGGTGAACGAGTGTTTCTACAAGCTGGACTGGTCCAACTGCGGCAACGTGGGCAACACCTACGCGGCCGGTGGATTCGTGCAGGCGATGTTCCTCGAACAGTCCATCTACCCGATCGTGCCCGAGGTGAATACGGTGATCGAGCAGAAGACCAAGGCGGACGGTTCGCGCATCGATGTATCCAAGCGAAAGGAAACCACGTGGACGCTGAAGCTGGGCCTGCGGCCGTGGTACATCGCGGACGCTCTTTCGGACCTGCCGCTGTACGATACCGTGCGTCTGACCGCAGTGGGCCTTTCCCCCGACGTGATGACCAACGTGCGGGTGGCGGTGGATTGGCAGGAGGACTTCGGCGAGTGCTTGGCCGAGGTCACAATCACCTTTCAATTGGAAAGCGCAACGGTGGCCTGCTGCGATGACTTCGATCCACCTTGCCGTGAATCCTGTGTGAGTGCGGCCGGATTCGATGACGGGACATTAGCGAACGACGACTACTACCTGTTCCGCAATCAGCCGCGATTCGCCTATTACACTGGCGATGCGTTCCAGCCCTACACCACATGCGAAAGTGGATTGGCCCAAATTGTTCGGGGTGAAGGATCGCCGTACCACGTCTACTTCGACCTGAACACGCTGGGCTGGTCGAGCGTGGCGCTGATCGCATACGAAGCACCGACCGAAGAGGTGGATGGCGACTGCGTGCAGTCCGTGGCCGCGGTGGTCATGCCTGGGCATGTTGGGGTGCTTCAGCGAAGCAGCGACGGCACCACGTGGGAGGACACCGACATCGAATTGTCGGCGGACGATTGGCTGGTGGGCGTGGATATTACGCGCCCCAACGCCACGAATGAATACTACCGCATCAAGGTGATGGTGGGCGAGTGCATCATCGGCTACGGCTCAAAGGTATTCTTCAACTGCCCGTGAACGAATCGTTACAATGATGCCCGACGCGTTGTCCGGCACATTCGCCCGCATAGGTTTGCATCCACAACACGACCATCAACATGGCCTCCATCGAAACCATCGTTTGCCCTGCGGACTGCACGGCCATCCTCCCCACCGTCAGCTTCAGCCAGTGCGCCCCGGCCCTGCTTCAGGCCCAGGTGAGCGTTATCTACCTGTCCAACGACGGTTACCCGCTGACCGACTGGACCGACCCCGCCGAATGGGCCTCGCGCATCAGCGCCAGCGGCAGCAACGCCAACGCGATCCGTGAGCTCACGGTGATTGGCAGCATCGCCGCTCCTTCGCAGACCGAGAAGAAGATCAGCGGCCAGCGCCGGGTCTACTCCCCCCAGGAGTTCACCCTCGCTGCCACGGTGGACGACAACAGCGATACCAACTACGAGGCGGCCCGGGCGACCGGCTGCAACCGCCAGTACCGCATGTGGTACGGCACGCTGGGCGGCAAGCTCTACGGCGGCAACGCAGGCATCCTGGTCAACTGGCGCGGATGGGAGGAGATCGCCGAGAGCGATGACGACTACGCCATCCTGAAGCTGGAAATGAAGTGGAAGAGCCAGTTCGCGCCCCTCCGCATCGATAACCCGATGGCCTAAGCGCCCAGGGTAACCTTCAACACCTACGACGATGGCAGTGAACTGCGACAACATCAGCATCAGCATCGAGGAGCTGCTCAACAGCCTCCTTGTCAAGGACATCGCTGGCAACTACGGCCTGCGCACGGTGCGCGTATCGGCTGCCGCAGCCAACATCGAGAGCGTTCGGCAGTGCGAGGGCAACAACCTCACGCTGGAGCAGATCGCCCGATACGTGATCGGCGTGAGCGACGACGGCAAGCCTGCCATCATCCTCATCGAGGAGACCTAAGCGACCCACCCCACGTGAAAGGGCCGCGACGAGCGGCCCTTTGCATACCCAACCCGAAAATGGACTGCAGCAACACGATCGCCAGCGTCGATTCACTTGTCCGGCATGTCGGGCTTGTGGACGCGGACGGCTGCGCTCGGCTGCTAATCACCCAGGCTGACGCGGGCGAACCGCTGGACTGCAATTCGGCAGCTGGGCTGCTCGGGATGCTGCTTGCTTCTCTGGATGTGAATGCTGGCGCTATCCGGTGCGATGTGACCAGCGTTCTATCAGCGGAGCTGTGCTCCACTTACGCCCCGCGCGTCTCATGCGCCGCACCCCTTACGCTGGAAGAAGCGCTGCTGGAATGTGCTACCATCGTCGACGGGACATCGGCATGGGTGGTGAGCGGGGCAGGAACCGCTGCGGTGAACGGCACCTACTGCTTGGATGGTGAAGAGAACGGAGCTTCGGTCTGGACGAAGGTGGGCGGCACGCGCCTGCTTGACAGCATCATGCTCAATGCCCCTGGAGGTGATTGGGTGATCACCAGCTCGGCGACCCCGGGATACTTGTACACCTACTTCAACCCATCGGGCTCCCCAGCCGGCCCATGGAATCAGAACGACGGGGCCTTGCCTGTGCCCACCAGCACGCCCACAACCTGCGGGGATGGTGGTGCGGTGGTGTGGCGGGTGGCGATGATCACCGATGCCAGCCCTGATTGCGCCTCCTGCAATGACATGTCCACGGCAGAACAGCGTCTTCGGGCATGCATCGTTACGGACGGGACCGACAGCTACATCTTGGCATTTTATCGTGGAGGTTCGTCGGTGATGTCCTGTGAAAACAGCGGAATCAGCGGACGAGACATCGTGACCGCATCCATCTCGCCTGTCGGATCTTGTGGGATTTACGCAATCGCCACCAACGACTGAAATGGAACCCGAATTGAACACAATCCTCCTCTCGGTGATCGCCGTGCTGATGAGCGTTTGCGCTTACTTCCTTTCGCGCATGGTCACCAAGTTCGACGCCCTCGAAACCGACGTTGCCGGCATCCGGCAATCATTCCTGCTGTTCCGGCAGCGGGTTTCGATGCTACTGGAGATCGACGACGATGATGATGGTCATATTCCGGCAAAACACCCAACCCCCAAGAAAGCATGAACCTGCAGCTGTATATCTACTTCGCTTGCGCACTTGGCGGGCTTGTGTTCCACTGGTCCACCATGGGCAAGGCCGAGGCCGCACGTCCATCTGCTTGGCAATGGTTCAAGGCGCACTACGGTTATGCCCTGTTGAGCCTTGGCCTGACCGCGGCCTGTGTGCTGTTCTTCCTGCCTGAACAGCTTGGTGTGAATGCCAACGCCGCGGCCCTGGCCTTCGGCCTTGCAGGTGGCGAGGCCATCAAAAACCTATTTCCCGTCGCCCGATGATCGCCCCTGCCATCTTCTATTGGGCCGTGGTGCTGGGCCTGCTTTCATACCTCGCCAAAAAGTACCTCGCACACGATGGGTGGAGCGTTCGCCAGTTCATCCACGCTGAACTATCAGGGGTGATCAATTCCGTCTGGGTGGTTGCTGCGCTGGCCTACGTGATCCCGGATGCGGTGGTTGCTGCGAATGAGGTGGCCGCTGTCGCCTCATTCGCGGTGAAGTATCCGCACCTTATGGAGAAGATCACCGTGCTATGCGGCGGGCTTGTGGGCTTCACCGGAGGATCCATCGCACTGGACCTGCTGCCTATGCTATCGAACCTGCCCATCATCGGCCCGGTGATCGACAAGGTGGTGACCTACTTCAAGAAGAAGCCCGACCCGAATGACCAGCCTTGACCCCAAGAGCCTCGAGCTGATGACCCGGCTGGACGACCGGCTGGCGGATGTCATGCGCGAGGCCGCGAAGGCGACCCCGTTCGACTGGCGGGTGGTACAGACCGACCGCACCATCGCCCAGCAGCGGGAGTATTTCCGGGCGGGGAACAGCCGGGTGAACCCGGACGCGTACACGGGCAGGCTGGACGAGCTGTACAAGGCCGCCAAGCACATCACCGGACCAGGCATGCCCAAGAGCCGAGCGCTGGACATTGCGCTGGTGGGCTCGGAGCCCTACCATGTCCCGAGCCTGTGTTACCTTGCTGGCGTTGTTCGGGCAATTGCCCAGGCGCGGGGCCTGCAAGTTCGCTGGGGTGGCGACTTCGACCGCGACGGCATCCTCCTCGAGCAGGGCACGTTCCAAGACCTTCCTCACTTCGAAATCGAATAACCCATGGCACTTCAATTCAAAGGCGGCAAGGCGATGATCACCGAAGGGCCAAACGGTATGCGGCTTGATCGGTGGATGAACACTCAGGTTGCAAACATGCAAAAGGCACTCGGCGACCTGCAGAGGGCTCAAGCCGATTGGCTTCAATTGAGCAGTGGCTTGCCACAAGATGCCACTGGTCCGGTGCGCCAAGTGGGCCTTGATCTGAATGCCTCGATCAAAAGTCTGCAGCTGTCAATTTCCGAGTTGAAAGAAGTCCGATCAGCAAACAACATTCGATGAACCCATGACCAGCCCATGGGTATCGAGGGCGCTAATCGTGCTGCTGGTCGCCGCGATCATGCTCCTGCTATCCGAGCGCCGCACGCGGGTGGACGCGCAGGACGGATGGGCTCGGGCGGATCGCCGCGCGGATAGCCTCCGGGCTGTGATCGACCATCGGCTACAGGTGGTGGACCGCAGGACCGAGGACGCCATCGACAGCATGCGCCAGTACCACGACAGCGTGCTGGCCGACATTCTGATGCGCGAGGACCCTTACATTCGGCTCCGTGAAGCGTCTCGCCATCTTCCTGTTTCTGACAAGTGGCGCTACATGGGCGTGGTCGCAGTCCGTTTCGACACTGCTGCTGCCCGTTGACACGCTGAACCACTGGCACACCGTGAAGCTGGTCACCGAGGAGGTGGCCAAGGACTACGGGGTGCTGTGGGCAGTGAAGCGAGAGGAGGCCGATTCCTGCGCCCGCCTTGCGGCATCCAGGCTTGTCACCATACAGGAGCAGCAGACGGGCTGGGACGGCTGCAAAGGAGACCTTCAGGCCCTTCGGGGCCAGTACGGCGACCTATACGCCGCTGACCGCAGAAAGGCCCGCAAAGGGCCGTGGATAGCCGTGGGCGCCTTCGTGCTGGGCGTCCTGCTTGGCTCCCGGTAGCCCTCCGTTCGTCACATTTCTGCATTTCTTTCGCCGGGGTGAAAGACAATGGATTACGTTTGGGCCGTGATTGAACCCAAAAACAACGCGACCATGACTGCGACTGAAATCAACGAAGGCCTGCTGATGGCGGCCATGCGGGGCCACGGCTGGGGCGACCCGCTCCACATCGAGGCGCACCCAAACTGCACGATGTGCCGCGACATCCGCATCGCTGTGGGCGAACGCACTGCCAAGCGAGTGCTGGAGCTGGCCCAGATGAACAGCGACCACGTGCTTGAGCTGCTGGATGCCGGTGGCGCATCGGACGAGGAGAATTGGCAGGAGGTGGAGCGCTTTCTCGGGATTGCCGATGGCGACCCCTACTGCGCCGATCGGCGCATGGCGGGGGAGTACGAGGGGATGGATGTGGATATCATCGAAGCCTGCGCAAACGCCTGATCGCCATGGGACGCTACAAGTACAAGACGGTCGGCACCCAAGGGCTCGCCACCGAGATCGAGTTTGCCTCCCCGGACGGGGGCTTCGACACCGAGGTTCGCATCTGCGATCCAACAACGCTCTGCTGGATCAGCGGGGCGGACGTAGACAGCTTCACCAAGGAGCTTCAGGCTTTGATCACGAAATACGCCATCTGAGCCATGAACCGCTACGCCGTCTACTACAAGAACAGCCGCACGGTGGTGAAGGCCCCCAGCGAGCACGAAGCCTACCAGAAGGTCGCAGTCCTGTTTGGGATCGCACCGACCCACGCGCACATCGCATGCAGGGCGTTCTTCCTGCGAGAAGATTCCAACGCAAACCCGGCCACGGGAGTGGCCACAACCCCCAACACCATGTCGAAGAAGAAGACCACGAAGAAGGCCGAGGACATCGGCACCAAAGTAGCCCGCTTCATCCGGGAGGACAAGGCCGCGAAGAAGGCCACCGCCAGCGAAGGTGCATTGTCGGGCCTGTCCGCCGCCGCGCTGGTCCTGCGCGAGGCCAAGGAGCCTATGAAGGCCAAGGACATCGTGGCCGCCATCGCCAAGCGCGGTCTGGGCACGAGCCTCAAGGGCAAGACCCCGGACGCGACCCTGTACTCGGCCATGATGACCGAGTACAAGAAGAAGGGCACCGCCTCCCGGTTCGTGAAGGACGGCGCCCTGTTCAGCTTCAACGCCGCGAGCGCGAAGTGATGGAGCGCCTACGGATAACCGAGGCGCGTGAAGCACTGGAGGCGAAGCGCGGCGTCAGGATCACCAACGTGGAGATCGCTGACGCCGTCTTCGCCGACGAGCGCGGCGCCCTGCTCTCCAAGAGCCGAAAGGAGGCGCTGCTCTCCCGATGGGACAACGGCCACGCCTTCGGGCAGATCACGCCCGGGCGCCTGCTTCGGCTGGCTGCGGTGCTTGCGGTTTCCTCCGATGAGCTGCTGGCGGGATGACCGGCTACTACTACGACTGGACCGAGCGCCCCGGGGCGAAGGACCGGAACTACTACCTGCGAAGCTGGGCTATCGCCCAGGGTCTGCTGCCCAGCGGCAGGCCTCAAAGGGTTCGCATATTCAACGCGATGCAGAGGAGGATAACGGGCGCAACACTGGACGTACCTTGTCAAGTAATCGATTCGAGGCCACGCCGTCCGGCCAATGTGGACGGCAATAATCCCAACACGAGCAATGGCTCAAACAACGAAGCCCGAACAGGGCACCAACCCGGCCTCTGAGGTGGCCGCGACCCCGAAGGCGGCCCCTTCGGCACCAGCAGCGCCCAGCCCGCTGGACCGCTTTGAGCAGGCGCGCGAGCGATGCGTGAAGCTCTTTGGCAGCGAGGAGCGCTTCATCGAGGAGGCGACCCACCTGCTGGCCATGGCGCACAACGTCCCGGCCCTGCAGGAATGCACCCCGAACAGCATAAACGGTGTGCTGTTATCCGTCGCCAGCACGGGCCTGAGCCTGAACCCGGTCCTGAAGCTGTGCTACGTGATCCCGCGCAACGTGAAGGTCAAGACCAAGACCGGGGACGCATGGGAGAAGCGGGCCATGGTGGAGCCCAGCTACATGGGGCTGATGAAGCTGGCCACCGACAGCGGCGCGGTGCGCAACTTCGAGGTCCACGAGGTGTACCAGGGTGACGAGTTCGTCTTCGACCTGGTGCAGAAGGCCCCAACGGTGCACCGACCTTACTGGACCCTTGGCCGCCAGCGGGGAAAGCTGATCGGGGTATACGGCTTCGCGGTCCTCGCGGATGGCACCCGCATCCCCGAGCACATGGGGGCGGACGAGCTGGCGAAGATCCAGAGCAAGAGCGATAACAAGGCTGGGTCGGTGTATTCCGATTGGGCCGGCGAAATGGCCCGCAAGAGCCTCGTGAAGCGCCTGCAGAAGTACGTGCCCCGCACGGAGAAGGCCCAGCAGTTCTACGAGGCCGTGGACCTGGATAACAAGGGCTACGAGCTGGCCCCTGCGGCGACCGGGTTGAACGATGTGGAGCAGCAGGTGGAAATGCTCAAGGCCCGGGCGCGCGAGCTGTTCGGCACCTACAAAGGAACCGACAAGGCTACGCTGCGTAAGAAGGCAGCGGACGAGGCCATGAGCGGGCGCCAGAACGTGGAGTTCTGGGAGGATCTGATCTTGATGATGGAGGGCCAATCCGAGCCGGCATGATGAGCGACCAGCACCGCGCCATTCGCCGATTCTGCCTTTACACCTCCCCAGGCTTCTGGATGGTCGTGCTGGCTAACGCGGTCTACGGAGCGGTCTGTGGAGCGATTTACCACATCAAACCCCTGTTCAAATGAGCACCATCTACATCCCCCCGTTCACCACCGAGGGCCCGGGCTACGGGACCGACACGTGGAAGAAGGCCCGAGTGGGCAGAGTGACGGCCTCGCGCTTCGGCGACATCATGTCCGAGCCAAGGTCGAAGGCCGCCAAGGAGGCTGGCCTATTGAGCGAGACCGCGCTTGGGTACATGCTCGAGACGCTGGCCTCGGCAATCACCGGTGAGGTCCGCGTAGGCGGAAAGAGCGCGGCCATGGACCGCGGCGTGGACTTGGAGGCTGACGCCATCGATGCGTACGCCTCCACCAAGTTCTGCATCGTTGAGCCTGGGCGCCTCCTGCTCCGGGACCACGACCTGGTCGCTGCGACCCCGGACGGCTTCATCGAGGAGGACGAGGAAGGCCCCGGCCTGCTGGAGGTGAAGTGCCCGGAATCCAAGACCCACCTGAAGACATGGCTTTCGCACCAGCTCCCCGAGGAATACGTGGAGCAGGTCCACGGCCAGATGTGGGTCGCAGGCCGAGCATGGTGCGACTTCGTGAGCTACGACCCGCGCTTCCCCGCCGCGATGCGAGTGGTGGTGATCCGGGTCCACCGCGACGAGGAGTACCTGCAGCTGCTATCCTCCAAGGTCACGCAGTTCTCCAACCAGCTCGCGGAGAAGCTGGCCGAAATCCGCGCGTTCTTGGCCACTGCGAGCCCCGAACAGGTCGAGGAGGTAAAGTCTGCCGCCGAAGACGTACTATTGCAACCAGAAGGCTGAAACGCCCCGCAGGTGTCCGACTGCGATCATGTCCACACAACCCACCACCCCGGGGCGCCCAACGCCCGAGCATAGCCAGCGGACACTGGCTGTTGCCGAGTTGGGTTGCTCCGGGGTGTCCTTTTTTGAAACGATGAGCTACAGCCATTCTGTCGAGGTCATGAACGGCGACGCAATTGTGGTTGATCAGTGGTATAATTGCGATATCACTGGAGCGCTGATCCATGAATCATGGCCGCACGTCTGTATCAATGGCGTTCACATCAGCCACGATGCGCTTCGTGAAATCGTCGTCCCGGCCTACTTCAAGTCGTGCCCGGTTCCATTCCAAATGGTCGTCAGCGACATCGCTGAACGCGTAGGCGAGGAACGGCGGTCCAATAGGCGCCCAATACCATCTGCGCTTAGGCGAGATGTACTTGAATCCAATGGAGGCCGGTGCGCTGCCTGTGGTTCGGCCGAACGCCTGCAAGTGGATCACATCCGGCCGGTCTCGCGGGGAGGCGGCAACCATCGAGACAATCTTCAGCCCATGTGTGCACCCTGCAACATGGCCAAAGGAGCGAGGTACAATGGCTGATGGCGATTACATCAAACTGAACCGCGCGATACTTTCGTGGGAATGGTACGGCGACCTTGCCGTCCGCGTATTGTTCATCCACATCCTGCTCAACTGCAGGTACCAGTCCGGGCGGTGGCAAGGGGTGGACTTGCAACCGGGCCAGCTACCCACATCCCTGCCAAATCTTAGCGCTGGCGCGGGACTTAGCATGCAACAGACGAGGACCGCGCTAAAGAAGCTCTCATCAACAGGCGAAATAACAGACACCTCGACCAACGCGTACCGCTTGATAACAGTGGTAAAGTGGCGCGATTGGCAGGGCGCTGGTAACAGGCCAGCAACAGACGATCAACAGGCCAGCAACAGACGATCAACAGGCCAGCAACAGCACTTAAAGAAGGAAAGAAAGAAAGAAGGGAAGAATGAAAGTTCACCTGAAGGTGAACGGCCAGTGGCCGAGCTCCCCCTTGACCTTCCGGCTGGGAAGACCCCGCCCCCAAGCGACCGGCGCGACCCGAACGTGCAGGCCGTAATCGATCATCTGACCGCCCGACTGGTGGAGCGTGACATCGCCAAGAGCCTCGACGGGAGCCAGAAGCAGAACCGCTACGATGCCCACAACCTGCTGCGTAAGCTGGCGAAGGAACGCCCGACCTTCGACCCGCTGGAGAGCGCCAAGGCCCTGATTGACTTTGCCACCGCCGATGAATTCCACGGCCGCAACTCAACGAACGTAGGCTACCTGCTGCGCTGGGTTGCTAAAATCCGCGCCGATGCCATGGCCAAGAGAACCACGAACCCCAAAACCCAATCCGATGAGCAATACCGCGCTTCAGTCCTCGAGGCCGCACGTGCCCGCTTTGGCAATTGAGGCGGCCCAGCCTCAAGCGCTGGCCTGCCGAACGATCAGCGATGCGCTGGCCGCGCCAACCATCCGCCAGCTCACCAGGGCCAACGGCCAAGCCCAGATCGGGGTGGCGATCACCGCGGTGGTGACCTTGGGCATGGAGCTGTTCGCCCCGGGGCGCCGCCTGAACGGCCCGCAGGTGACCGTCTTTGCCGAGCGCATCCTGCAGGACTATCCGCACGAGAGCCTTGCCGACGTGGCGGTGTTCATGCGGCAGGCCGCTGGGGGAGAGCTGGATGGCGGGGAGTATTTCGCAAGTGTGGACCTGCCCCGGGTGATGGCCTGGTGGCGCCGGTACATGGATCGGAAGGTCGCCGAGCGGGAGCAGCTGGCCGAGCGCGAATCGCACGAGCAGGAGCAGGCCATGATGCAATCGCTGGGGAACACCCCGGGGCTTCTGGAGGCTGCGAAGGCGGCAAGCATCGAGGCGAAGGAGCGCCGCGCTGCCGAGGAGCTGAGTGCCCGCGTTGAACGCCTCACCCGGCACGTGGGCAGCATGACCGACGAGCAGCTGCGCGAAGCCTACGCGGTCCATGGCAGCGCAGCCGAGCGTTCGGTTATCTTGCGCGAAGCTGGACGCAGGGGCCTGATCAAACAGGCGCAGCAGAAGGCAATCGAAGACAAACCCGCCACCCAGCCATGAGCCTTCCCCCAATGAGCAAGAAGCGCATCGCCGAGATCCAGGCGGGCAAGCGCAATCCGAACGGCACACTGAAGATCAGCGCCGAGGAGCTGCGCGCGAAGCAGGACAAGCAGACCCAGCGGATCCGGGATGCCATCTACGGCGGAACGGCCACGGCGAAGAACGAGGACCGGGCGAAGGCCAAGGCGAAGGCCTGGGTGGAGTGCAGCAAGTACATCCGCCTGCGGGACGCAGACGAGAAGGGCATGTGCGCCTGCGTCACCTGCGGGCGGCCTGCCCATTGGAAGGCGATGGACGCGGGGCACTTCATCACCCGGGCGAAGGAGGCCACGCTGTTCGACCCGAAGAACATCCACGCGCAGTGCGGCGGGTGCAACAGGTGGCAGGGCGGCAAGATGCTGGAGCACGAGCTGGCCGTTGACCGCATCCACGGGGATGGGACCGCTGCGCTGCTGAAGATCAAGGCGGTGCAAGCCTGCAAGCGGACGGTGGACGACTACCACCGCATCGCTCAGGAGTTCCGGGGCCTGATCGCCCACATCGCCATCGCCAGCCCGGGCAAATTCACGCCGATCCCATGAGCGCGTTCAATTGGAATTACCACCGCGGCCCGAATCCGTATGCGACGGCCTCTTGGCGACTGCTCACGCTCTGGGCATCCTTCGAGGGCGAGTGGTCTGTGAAGGCTGGAAATAAGACCATCGTCTCCAGCGGGGACCAAGTGATCGGGAGGGACCTTGAGGATGCGAAGCAGCGCGCGCAGGCTGCAGCAATGATCCACCAACTGCGTGAACAACGAATCTGAACCATGTCCATCGGAAAGAAGTCACCACCCCTGATCGAGAGCCTTGCCCTGCTGGCCCGGGATCGAGCCATCCACATCCACATCGGTGTCGCTACGCGGGACCTTGGCGACCCGCGCAACCTGGTCACCTTCCAATTCACCCCAGCGAATCAGGAGGACAAGCGGGTGGAGCACTTCACCTTCGACGTGCAGCCGATGAATCCGAACACCAGCATTGGGCTCTGGAGCCTCATCCTGGAGCACGCAGATCGCATCAGCCCCAAGGGGCGCGTTATCCGTCTGGGCTGATGGTGCGCGCCTACTACAACGAGATCGACCCCAACGCAGCGCAATGGCTGCGGAACCTGATCACGGCCGGGCACATTGCTCCCGGCGATGTCGATGAACGCTCAATCGAAGATGTCCTACCAGCCGACCTTATGGGATACAGCCAGTGCCACTTCTTCGCCGGCATTGGGATCTGGAGCTACTCCTTGCGCCAAGCCGGGTGGCCTGACGACCGACCGGTCTGGACCGGATCCTGCCCTTGCCAGCCTTTCAGCACGGCAGGCAAAGGCGCAGGCGTTGCTGACGAGCGGCACCTTTGGCCCGCGTGGTTCCATCTGCTACAGCACGGAAAGCCTCCAGATGTACCGGTCTTTGGTGAGCAGGTTGCAAACGGCGACGGCCTCACTTGGCTCGACCTTGTACAGGCTGACATGGAAGGTGCGGGATATGCCTTCCGGGCGGTCGATCTATGCGCTGCGGGCGTCGGTGCTCCGCACATCCGCCAGCGCCTCTTCTTCCACGCAGCACGAGCTGGCGTCACCCAGGGTGACGCCAGCCAGCAGGGATTGGAAGGACAGCGCAGGGATGGCGACAACGGCGACGAACCCGGACGGATCGGAGCGGACGAGGCTGGACCAATTGCCCAGGCAGGCGCAGCTGGCGGGCTGGCCGACCCCGGACACGGCGAACGTAGCGGACGGGACGCCATACGAGACGCAGAAGGCGAACATGGACGCGAGGCGCGCTCGGGTGAAGGAGCAGGGGCAGAACGGGAGCGGCCGGTCGATGACGCTGCAGTTCGCGGCCCAGGCTGCTGGCTGGCCTACGCCCAAAAAGCAGAACAGCACAGGGACGTGGGAGGGACGGGACCCCAAGAAGGGGGCCGACCTTCAGACCGATGCGCAACTGAGCGGGTGGCCAACCCCGAGGACGGAGGACGGGGAGAGCAGCGGAGCGCGATGGAGCAGGGGAACATTCGACACGCTGACGGCGGTGGCAACCCATCTGGTCGGCCCGGCCCGGTTAACGGCCGATGGGGAGCTGCAGACTGGCTCTGGTGCCGGGACAATAAGTGGAGGCCAGTTGAACCCGGCACATTCCCGCTGGTTGATGGGGCTACCGGCCGAATGGGATACGTGTGCGCCCACTGCGTTGAGGCTAATGCGCAAGACAAGGACGACGAAATGCTGCGCGCAGTGTGGGAAGTCACTTGCCCGATTGGCGGGTGTTTGGAGACGGAAGTACTGCAACAAGGAGTGCATGGCAAAAGCGTACACGAAGCAGCCCGCCACCAAGGAGGCGGGGCGGTACCAAGCCCAGAGGATGTTCGAGGCGAAGGAGTGTCGCGATTGCGGGAAGGAGGGGCCTTATTTACATCGACACCACAAGGACGAGAACCCAATGAACAACGCCCAGGAGAACATTGCTATTCTGTGTTCGGGCTGCCATGCGAAGGAGCACGTGAGGCTTCGTGCTGCGAAAGCTGCGGGAGAGAAGCAGAGTGGATGACCGAAGCGCGCATTGGAGCGAACAGGACGGTGCGACTGCGGGCCTACGGCAACGGCATCGTCTCGGAAGTCGCGTCCGCGTTCATCAAAGCAGTGATGTAGCCGATGAGCACGGAGCACGACGGGAAGTACTGCGCGGTCAAGGACAAGATGTGCTTGGGCCGAACCGAGGCCGGGCGGATTGCGGGCAGGATGGGGAACATGATGGCCTACAAGTGCACCAGCTGCAAGCACTGGCACCTAGCCCACAAACGCAGGCCACTGATGAAAGGAAACCAACGCCCGAAAGGGCTTAAATCACGATTCAAATGAGCAACGGACAACTCCAACACAAGGCGCGCGTACTGCGCAAGGTCAAATTCAACAACGGCGGCGGCGCGACCGTGGCCTGGGCGGACTTCTTCTTCAACCCGGAATCGCAGTCCTACGTTCGGACCAACGAGGAGCGCAGCAGCGATGCGCTGATCCACGACGACTTTCGGGCGGCGATGAAGCCCTTTGGTGAGCACTGGCTCATCTTCGGCGAGGAGGTGGGCGAGCCCAAGGCCAGCTACCCATTCGACGGGACGCTGAAGAACCTCGAGCGCGCCAGCATCACCAGCGTCACCCTCAGCGGCGGGATGCCGGAGTTCGAGAGCGACGAGGAGCCCGCTCCCGTGGGCGTACACATCCAAGGCACCTACCGCCTGCGCTGCGGCAGGGTGAAGAACTACTGCAGCCCGGGCATCAAGCTCGGCTCCCCCAACGAGAAGTACAAGTTCGCCACGCACGTGGACGAGCACCTGCAGGCGCTGGAGGCCGAAGCGTGGGCCTACCTAGAGGGCAAGCAGGCGCCTCCCGCCCAGACCGCGCTTGCCTTCGACCCCGAGGCTGCTGACGCCGGCGAAAGCCCGGAGGTGAACCTGATCGGCACGTCCAGCATGGCCGTGGTCAACGACGAAGACAACGACGAATGAGCGCCAAGAAGCGAGAGGCGTTCTACCCCGAGCGCATCGAGCAGGGCCGTTTCGTCACGCGGGCCGTCAACCAGCTCATGCGCCAGTACGAGGGCAAGCAGGTGGAGGTCTGCATCCGGGCGAAGCGCTACTACACCACGCAGCCCCAGCGAGGGTACTATTGGGGCGTGGTAATCTTCTTGATCGGGGAGCGGATGCGGAGTGATGGGGTCACCGGCCGGATGGGTGGCCCCATCACCGACCAGGAGGTGCACGAGCTGATGGCCTGCAAGTTCCTGCGGTTCTCGGTGTGCATCGACTTCGAGACCGGGGAGTGCATCGATCTGGTGAAGTCCACCAGCGAGCTCACGGTCGGGGAAATGGCCGACTACATCACGCAGGTCATGGCCTGGGCAATTGAACACTTCAACGCGCACAACGTGGACGCGGACGGCAATCCTGTGGTGGATGTGGACAAGCAGTTTGACATCCCGGAGGCGAACAAGCAGCTCGCGTTCGTCTGATCCATACATTGGCGGCATGTCCGAGAATCAAAGCGCCATCCCAAAGTATCGCCGAGGCGATAACGTTGCCCACGCCGTCACTGGACATCCCATGCTGATCGACCACCCCAGCGGCGGGCAAAAAGATGTCGGCGTTCTGTATTGGTGCTGGTGCAAGGAGAAGTTCGACGTATTCTTTGAAAGCGAGCTGCGGCCCATGACTTGGCGGGAGTTCCGCTGGATGAAGCACCCCGAAAGCGGACAGCGGATGGTTGGGCGAACGCCCGCGTTCATGGTTGCGATCATCCATGCGGCCGCTGTCGCCATTGCCGCGGCATCCACCGCTGGCGGTGGCTGGCCCGTTGCTGTTATCGGCCACTCGATAGGCATGGGCATCATTGCGCTATTCTGGTGGGGCACCTATGAGAATTTCACCAAACGCTGGGTCTGATGTGGAGCGCGTTCGCCGTCCTGCTGATCTTCTGGGTGATGGGCGTTGTCATGGGCCAGATCGATGCGCGCGACATTGATGAGGGGCTGGATATCGACCACGCACATCGCGCACGCGTTGTGTTGATCATCGCTGGGCTGATCCTCGCAATGATGGTGCTGGCCAACTACGCATTCGGCAGCGTCTCCTGGCGGCTTCTGCTCATGGCCACCGAGGCCTACGCGGTGTTCACGATCACCGACAGGCACGTGCTTAATTGCACACGGAAATCGCCACCTGTTCGCTACGACTACATCGGGCCATCGATCCGCGGTCGCAAGGACAGCTGGTACGATGGCCTCTGGTGGTCGCTGACCCGGAAGGTCGAGCGCGTCTACATCACGCACGAGGAGCTACGTACGGTCTATGCTCGCACGGGCTTCAGCCCCTATTGGACCGCAGTAATCTTCGAGGCCGCCATTGGCCTGGTGTCGTTCATTCTCCTAATCTCCAACTCATGAAGAACATCCTCACACTGGCGCTGCTGTTCGTGGCGCTCACCGCTCACTCCGCGCCGCGCATCTATCCCAAGAGTGGAACGTGCGACATGGAGAAGGTCTACCATGTGGACAAGTCGAAGGACGCCACTTTGCGCGGCCTGAAGTACACCGAGGCGATGGCCAAGGACAGCTTCCCGGCGTTCGCCGCGTACTGGCAGGCTCGGGGCTGGCCGACCGCCGAACTGCTGGACCTGTATCTGTTCGAGTGCGCTTGGAACGATTGGGTCTGGCACACGGACACGTACTTGGACGTGGGCATCTACATCCGCCCCAACTTCATCACACAGAGTAGGGGAACGATCATCGCTCCCGATGGCGACTACTACGTGCGCTACGGGTGCATGACGGGCCTGGGCCACTACATCGGCCGGCACCCGAACGTGTACGCCGAGAAGACCGGGACGAACATCGGAAGCACCCCGGGCACGTCCATCCGCATCGACCACTTTGGATGGAGCAAACGACAGCCCGACCGCAACTGCATGTACGCTTCCTGCTGGGGGATGGATTACGGGGTGATCGGCGGCATGGCCTATTCCGAAGGGGTGCAGGTCGAAGGCTTCCGATTCGTTGGTGGGCGCAACGAAATGACCAACGACCCGACATTTGTAAGCAACGGCCTTACCATGTCGCACCCAGGTGAGAACAGCGTGGTTGCGTTCTGCATGGCCGAGGGATTCAACAACGCGGGATACGCGATCATCGGCGGCACCCCCGGCGTGGTCGAGGTGTGCTCTGCGTTCTACAACTGCGGGCCAGGCTTCGACTTCCTCGGGAACAACGGACTGACGAACATGACCGGGCGCACCCTGAGTGGTGACAATAACCGGGGCGGGCTGATCCGCATCCGGCCCATGAACGCTCAGAGCGTTGGCGGCGGAACATTCACATTCATCAGCACCAAGAGCGAAAGCAGGGGGGTGATGCAGCGCATGGTATCGGTGGAGGGTCCATTGGGCCAGCTCACGTTGAACATCATCGGCGGGACGGCGGACTACAACGGGGTCACGTGCGACGAACTGATACACGTGGACCAGGGCGAATACGAAGTGAACGTCACCGGCGTGCAAATCTCCTCGAACGTGGGGAGCCTGTTCTATTGCGCATCAACCGGCGTTCGCCTTACGGGTGGTCGGGCATCGCGGGGAAACACCTTCGGGCTGAACAACGAAGTGGGCCTGTACCTGAAGAGCCGATCGAACATGGTCCTGTCCACGGGCGGGGTGGTGACACCCCCAGTTGACCCCGGGCCCGTCACCCCCCCGGCTTCTGGATTGACCGCGACCGCGTTCGCCTCCACGTCAACGAACCCGGCGAGCATGGCCGTCGATGGCAACCCCGCAACGTACTGGATGAGCGGAGTGTCCATGACCACCACCTCCCAGACGGTCACGCTCAAGCTGCCAGCAGCCGCCAGCGTCTCTACGGTGACGTTCACCATACCGCCGACCTACGACAACAGCTACCCCCGGACGTTCACCGTATCAACCTCCACCAACGGGAGCACCTTCACCTCCCGTGGCTCGTTCACGGGTTTGGCCATATCGACCGCCACCTTCACCCCGGTTCAAGCAGGCTGGGTGCGAATCACCTGTACGACCGCCAACGGGAACTGGTGGGGCATATCCGAGGTGACGGTGAAGTAGTAAGTTAGCCACGAACACATTTAAGGCGGTGACCCGGCCCAAGCTCCTGAGAGCGGCGAGGGAGGCAGCTAAAGGTGGCCCGTGAAAGTCGGGCGGTCATCCACTCAGCAAGGCCCTATCGAAAGGTGGGGCTTGTGCTTTGCCGTCCCCGTTCGTCACATTCTTCCTTTTCTTTCGCCGGGGTGAAAGAAAAGTATTACGTTTGGGCCGTGATTGAACCTAAAAACAACTGCCACCATGATCTGCATCGACATCGAAACCGCCCAGAACATCAATCGTGCGCACCGCTGGATGGAGCGCAGCATCCCGATGGCCCGCCCGGAGAGCGAGGCGCTTCAGGAGGTGACCCGCAACCAATACCAAGAGGCCGTGGACAAGCTCCACGCGGCGATGGAGGGCCTGATCGCCCTGCAAGGCCGCATCGTTGAGCTTGCATGGGAGAACGGCCCCAACGCCACGCTGGACACCGAGCTGGACCTGCTGGGCATCAACCCCGCCAAGTGATGGAGCAGCCCATCAGCCCACCGGAGGACGACGGCTGCCCCGACTGCGGGGCGCCCACGCGCAACGGACGCATCTGCCGCCGCTGCATCGAAGACCACAACGCCGACAACGACGACTGAACCTCAATCGAACCATGACCCAAGTCACCACGACCAACCTCGAGCAGGCCATTGACACCGCCCTGCTTGAAATGCCCATTCCGGGCGCAGTACCGTCCGATGCGGACGTTTCCACCTACCAGAAGCTCCACGGGGCGAAGCTGGCCGAGATCGCCCGCAGGGCGCAGGGCCTGCCAGCGGTCACCGACAAGGCGACCGAGGAGCAGAACCAGAAGGCCCTCACGGCGCTGGTGAAAGTCCGCACCGACATCGACAAGTGGCGCAAGGCCATGTTTGAGCCCCTGAAACGCCTGAAGGAGCGCGTGGACGGGTATCTGGGCACCGGGGCGGATTCGGGCCTTCAGGAGCAGGTCAGCGCGATCGAGCGGCCTATCCGGGAGCGTCTTGCCGCCTACAAGAACGCCGAGGAGCTGAAGCGGCAGGAGGCCATCCGCATCATCGATGAGCGCAACAAGGCCCGCGAGGCGCTGGTGATCAGCAAGGGCATGTCTTGGAATGGCCAGTACTACATGCTGCCGGACCTGATCCTGTGGCCCACGGACCTGCGCAACCTCGACGAGGCCTCCTGGGCTCGGTTCCTCGCCGAGCAGGTGGATCCGCGCCTTGCCAAGATGAAGGAGGAGGCCGACCGGAAGGTCCGCGAGGAGGCCGAAGCGAAGGAGCGGGCCAAGGCGGAAGCGGAGCGCCAGAAGGCCGAGGCCGAACGGCTGGCCAATGAGCGCGAGGCGATGCAGAAGGAGAAGCAGGCCTTCCGCCACGAGCAGCTGCTGGCGCTGGGCGCCCACCAGCACCCCAACAAGGGCCACTACCTCATCCCCAACCCGCTGGACCCAATGATCGACCTGTTCCAATGCGTGAGCGACTTAGCGGGATTGAGCGACGAAGACTGGTCCTATGCCAAGGAGGGCGCAGCTCGTCAGGAGGCCCTTCGCCAGACCTACATCGCGGACCTTGCCGCCAAAGAGGAGGAGGCCGCATCCACAGCCATGGCCATGTCGAGCGGCCTATCCGACAGCCCCGACGAGGTGCTGGTGCAGGAGACCGAGGAGTTCTTGGCCGACAAGGAGCGGGTGCAGGCGCTGTCCGATGCCATCAACGCCGTTGACCGCCCCCTCCGGGATCGCATTGCCGAATACGAGAATGTCCGGAAGGCGACTGCTGCTTCTATTGATGCCATCAACGCGACCCGGGAGGAGACCAACCAGAAGGTGAACCGCCGCATCTTGGAGGAATTCGAAGCGTTAGCCGATGAGGCCGCCGCCAAAGAAGCAATGGAGCGCAGGCATTCCCAGCCCTTGCAGGAAGGCGGCGCTGACCTTTCATCGGCCATTGCGGACCACCCAACGCGGGAGCAACTTCACGCGTTGCTGACCCCCGAAGACGAAGCCGCCTCGGATTACGACCTACAGGAGCTTCACGCCTGCGCGCTGGCCCTGCTGGACGAGGCGAACAAGGCATGCGCGGCGCTGGGGCCTCTGGGTGGAGCGAAACTGGTCATTATCTGCGCCCACGCCTTTGATTGTGTTCGTGAAACCCGCGAACTAATGAAGCCATGATCATCGTAACGACCTGCATCATCTGCGGCCGATCCCACGAGGTGGACATCGCCGCCATGAAGACACGCTGCCCCCACTGCGGGCACTTCTACCACCTGGACGACGACGACCGCGCCGACGAGCCAGACCCGGACTACGGCGGTGCCTTCGACGGGCGTGAAGTAACCAGTGACGCCGACCCTGGGCTATGATCATCCCGCGCCCATACCAGCAGGAATCCATCGACAAGGCGGTGGCCTACCTGCGCTCAAAGGGAAACCGGAACGGCCTGCTGGTCCTGCCCACGGGATCCGGAAAGTCGGTCGTCATCGCGGGCATCATCCGGGAGCTGGCCGAGCCCACCCTGGTCTTCCAGCCATCCAAGGAGATCCTTGCCCAGAACCACGCAAAGCTCTGCGCCTACGGATACCGAGCGGGGATCTACTCCGCATCGGCCGGCCAGAAGAAGATGCAGGACGTGACCTTCGCCACCGTGGGTAGCGTGGTGCGCAAGCCCCACCTGCTGGAGCGCTTCAAATACGTTCTGGTCGACGAGTGTCATTTTGTGAATTCCAAGGGCGGGATGTACGAAGAAGTGCTGGACCAGATGGGGGTGCGCGTGCTGGGCCTGACGGCCACCCCTTACCGCCTGGGCAGGGAGACGGACATCAAGACCGGGATGAGCAGGAGCATCCTGAAGTTCCTCACCCGGACCAACCCGCGCATCTTCTCGGACGTGATTCACTACGTCCAGAACCGGGAGCTGTTCGATGCGGGCTACCTCGCAAAGTTGGACTACTACGAGATCAAGACAATCAACCGGGACGCCCTTCAGGTGAACAGCACCGGGGCTGATTACACCGACGAGAGCGTTCGCGCCCAATACGAGCAGAGCGGATTCTACACCAAGCTGGTGCAGGTGGTGAACCGCCTGTTCCACCCGGATGTCGCCAGGCGGAACGTTCTCGTGTTCACCCGGTTCGTCCGAGAGGCGGAAATGCTGGCCCGCACCATCCCCGGCACGGCGGTGGTGACCGCCGAAACCCCGGCCAAGACCCGCGACCGCATCATCAGCGACTTCCGGGCGGGCAGGATCCGCTGCGTGGCCAACGTGGGCATCCTGACCACGGGCTTCGACTATCCGGAGCTGGAGGCGGTGGTGATGGCTCGGCCAACCCGATCGCTGGCGCTCTGGTACCAGGTGGTCGGCCGGGGCATGCGTCCCCACCCCCAGAAGGCCAGCACCATGGTCGTGGACCTGGGCGGCAACCTTGCGCAGTTCGGCAAGATTGAGGACCTTGAGCTGTCGCAGGACGGAGGCTGGCACATCCGGTCTGGCGATCGAGTATTGACCAACGTGCCGTTCGGCACTCCTGTTAGAATTCCTAAACGATGATGAACCCATGAAAGCAGAACGTTTTCGGGCTTTGCGTTCGTTTTTTGCCTACTCGAATGTTCAAAGTTAGCACCAATGTTAAAGGCAAAAAATGACGCAAAACCCGTGTTATGGGCAGTTGCGGTTTAATAACGAGAAAGTAAAAATGGAAATACAAACATCACTTTGGGAGAAGCCCGTTTTAGAAGCGGATATAGTTTATACACCGACTTATGTTAGTGAACACATTGTGCGTTGGCTAAACCCAAAAGGGAAATGCTTAGACCCGTGCAAAGGCGATGGAGCTTTTTATAATTATTTGCCTGAAGATAAAGAATATTGCGAAATACGAGAGGGCAAAGACTTTTTTTTATACGATGGCAAAGTAGATTGGGTAATTGGAAACCCACCCTACAGCATATTTGAGGACTTCTTAAAAAAAGGCTTTGAGATTGCGGACAATGTAAGCTACTTAGTGCCGACTAACAAAATATTTCAAAGGCAAATAATTATGGAAATGATTAACAAATACGGAGGAATAAAAAGCATAATCATTTACGGAAGCGGACAATTGATAGATTACCCTTTTGGGTTTTCGGTTGGCAACTTCCATTTTGAAAGAGGATATAAGGGCGAAACCAAAGTGTTAATGGGTATGAAGTCCATTTTTAACACGTCAGGTAGCAATTGCCCATAACGGACCAAGGCTTGACGTAGCTGGCCCATCACAGACACACGAACAACGAAAGAACATGCAAACAAAGCAGGACAAGTCAAACGAAGAGCAGCCGAGCCAGTTACGGCAAGCCAATGTTAGTACCGGTGCCACATACGAGAATTTTAATATTAACGAAAAACAAATAATACAATGATTTACAAACTAACTTTTGACGATGGCAGAATTGATTGGTGTACTGCCAAAAATGAATTACACCTACTAAAATCTTACGATGCGGATTTTGATTTGCCACTTCAAGAAATTGAGGACTTACAATCAATTACCGATGAAGAAGCAAAAACCATAATGGTAAAGAATACCGAATTTGATGAAGAAAACCCCGATGATATGCCCGAACAAATTTCATTATATGATTTGTCAGTAGGTGAAGATTTTGCCATAATTGCTTCCACCGAGTATGATTAGGTCGCTGGTGGCATTGGTACTAACAATGGCTATGCGAAGATCACCGGACAGCAAACGCTTACAAACGACAACCTGAACGACCATGAGCAAGAAGCATATCGCCGAAAGCGCGAAGGCCCTGCCTCGTTCGTGAGCGATCGAAGGATAAAGTACGTGGTCGTCGGCGAGTTCATGGGATACGTCGCTGTTCGCCCTGTCACCTCACCGGATGACGAAAGATCAACAATCCAAGTGCGCTGGAAAAATGCGAAAAAATGGAAATTGATAACCGACATACCATGATCACCGAGAACAAGCCGCTGTTGAGCGATAACATCCTTGCCAGTGTCGTGGAATCATCTTCTTCAAAAGAAGAAGTTGCACGCCGCATCTCGTCGTGGGCCAATTCGGAGTATATGCTTGTCCGCGCCAAGGATCGGGAGTTGATACAGATGGCGGTGGATGGGATGAAACGTTTGGATGTGGAAGTGATCCATGACGGAGATAGCGAGGATATCATTAACGCTTTCCTCGCCGCAGTAAAGGCCGAAGGATTCACCAGTTCAACGGAATGATTACTTTGGCGGCCCCATCCGGTGCATCCCTTCGGGGATGGTTGTAGGTTCAGTCACGCGTCCAACAGCGGCCATCGGATCGCCAGGCCTCCTTCGGGGGGCCTGCTGCGTTCTGGGCCTTATCATTGCGCCATGCTGTTCTCTGTGATCATGCAGAGCTACCTGGGCGAATACGCTGGGACGTTCGGTCGATCGGCATCGGACAGGGTCGCCAAGTTCCACCGCGCGGTCCAAAGCGTTGTTGACCAGGAGCACCAATCCTGGGAGCTGCTGGTGGTCGCGGACGGCTGCGACCTGACGTGGGAGGATCGCCAGTCCTACGAGCCCGACCCGCGCGTTCGCTTCTTTCGGATCCCAAAGCAGCGCATGTGGTCGCCGGTGCCTCGTAACGTGGGCATCGTGAAGGCGCAGGGCCAGTATGTGATCTACCTGGACAGCGACGACAGCTATGCCCCCGGATACCTTGCCGCAGTAGCATCGGAGCTGGAGGCCGCTGGGCTTCCTCCTTGGGCCGCCGTGGACGACCTGGTGTGGGAGGCTTCATCGGGCACTTGGTCCCGCAGGATGGTGACCGACCTTCTCGATCGCCGCGTAGCGGGCACGTCGAACGTGGTGCACCACCCGGACATCGCCTACTGGCCGGAGGTGGCGTATCGCTTCCCGGCGTTCGGGTACGCCCAGGACGACCGCGGATTCGTGGCCGAGCTGGGCAAGGTGGGCGCCCCGACATTACTTTCGGCCGCTGGCTACCGGGTCCATCACATCCCTCGCCTGTACGATGTATGAAGATCCGGATCGTAACTCGCGACAATGGCTGGGGCCTGAGCAAGGACGTGGCCGTGCTCGCTGAGGCGATCAAGCTGGCGCGGCCGGATGCCGAGGTGACCTTTGCCGAATGGCTGACGCGCCCACCCGACCGGGTCGACGTTCAGTTCTTCCTCGAGCTGCTTCCGGGGCACCTGTTCGGATTAGCTGGGCGCAACGTGGCCGTCCCGAACCCGGAGTGGTTCATGGCCGACTTCTCCCGGCACCTTCACTCCTGCAGCGAGGTGTGGGCCAAGACCGACGACTGCGCCGACATCTTCCGCCCCCTTGCGAAGCGGGTGGAGTTCACGGGGTGGACATCCCCCGACCGATTCGACGGCAGCGTGGCCCGCAAGAAGCGCATGGTCCATCTGGCTGGCAACAGCAGCGCCAAGGGAACAGCCCAGGTTATGGATGCCATGCGCTTGCTACCCGACCTGAACCTGATGCTGGTGAGCGCCCGCGAGTGGCTGAACCTGCCGGGCAACGTGGAGCACAGGCGCCGACTGGAGGACGGGGAATTCGCGCAGCTGCAGAACGAGGCCACCATCCACCTGTGCCCATCGAGCTACGAGGGATTCGGTCACTACCTGAACGAGGCGCGCTCCTGCGGGGCGCTGATCATCACCACGGCAGCAGCACCCATGAACGAGCTGGTGCATCCATCCTTCGGCATAGGCGCAAAGCCAGCGCAGGTGTCACGGCAGAACCTGGCCACACACAAGCACGTGAGCGTGGAGAGCTTGGCCGATTGCATCCGGGCGGCGTGGTCCGCACCGGACGATGTTGTGTCGGTGCTTGGCGGTCGCGCACGGAACGCATACCTTGCCGACCGCGATCAGTTCCACGAACGCGTGAAAGCCCTGCTGCAATGATTCGATTCGGCATCATCCACCTGCCCACCGAAGATCGCGTGCCGCTCCTGCACAAGACGCTGGCCTCCCTTGTCGATTCAGGAGCCCATAGCATCGGGATCTTTCGGGACCACCTGAAGGACGGCCCCACGCGCATGGTGATCAGCACGCTCTACGCCTTGAGCGACCGAGGCAATGCCGACGACGACGACCTGGTATGCGTGCTCGACGACGACCTGGTATGCGTGCTCGACGACGACCTGGTCTTCGCACCGGACGCTACGCTGCGCGCGCAGGTGGCCATGGACAAACTGCCTAGCGTTAGCGCGCTGTCCCTCTGGGCGATTGAGCAGAACATAGCCCACGACGACCGCGCAGCCCGGGGCCTTGTGAGCATCCAGCCATCGGTCAATACGTGGGGCGGTGCAGTGGTGGTGCGCGCGCGACAAGCCCCGCTCCTTGCGATGGCCATGAAGGAGGTGCTTACCAAGGACCCCGATAAGATGGAGCGCAGCCCTGACGGGACGATCTTCCACGCGCTCCAGCGCCTTGGCTGGCCCACCTACCACCACGTCCCGAGCCTGGTGGACCACGCGGGACTGGAGCATTCGACGCTGGGCAACGACCACTCCTCCGGGCAGACGCGAGGATACCTCTTCGACCAATGGAGCATCAAATGAAAGAGCGACCGAAGGATTGGGAAGTGAAAAACGGGGCCTTCGTGGGCTACGTTCTGGTGGACGTGGATGACGAGGATATCCGGGGCACCATCGGCAAGATGAGCCGCAGGACGGACGGGTGGCTGTACTACTGCGCCGACCTTCGGGCGGTGAACGAAATGAAGCGCCGCGGCATTAAGGGGGATGAAATGGACCAGACCTGCCTGTATCACAACGGGACGCTGATCGGCATCGTGAACGCGCCAATGGAAGCGCTGGTGCCTGAGTGGTTGAAAGTGCGTCACGTGTTCGATGAACCCGAACAGGATATCTCATGAAAGGCATCGTCCTCATCCCAGCATGGCAGCGTGCCGAGTTCCTCTGGCACTGCCTAGCAAACATCAAGCGTGCTGTGGATGCCGACCAGTACCACTACATCTTCCGCTTTGACACGGGCTTCAGCCCCGACCTGCTGACGGTGGTGGCAGGCTTCCCCTTCAGCCACGAGATCACCTACACGGCCCGCAGCGGGTACCGATTGAGCAAGCAGTCCTACAGCCTGCTCACCGGGTACGCGCTGGCCGCATCCAAGACGGATGGTCTGGTGATCATGGTGGAGGAGGACGTGATGGTGCGCGACGACTTCTTCCTATTCCACGAGGCGGTGCACGCGGAGCAGACCGGCCTGTTCTGCTCGATCGGCGTGGCGAACCCGAACCGGAAGATGGTCAGTACGGGACCCGACAACGCTTACTACCTAAGCACCGGCGACTACTGCTCCCTCGGGGTGGCCTTCCGCCCCAAGGTGCTGCGCGAGCTGGTCCTGCCCCATGCGGTCTTCGACTACTACCTGAACCCGGTGGACTACTGCCGGCGCAACTTCAAGGGATCCCCGTTCGGCGATGCCTTCGCGGAGCAGGACGGGCTGATCCGCAGGGTGGAGTGGTCGCCCACGGGCGAAGCTGGCGCCATTGCGTGGCCTTGGAAGCCTCGGGCGTACCACGCTGGGCTGTACGGCAAGAACCGTGGCGCAGGCCCAGCAGGCCCATTTGCCAAGCGCCTCCAGTACGTGACGGATGTGATCTACTCGGACCAGGCCATGCAGGCCTTCGCCAGGCACCAGGAGTGGTACGAGGACAGCCGCCCCATCAACCTGACCGCCCCGGTGAAGCACACGGAGCTGGTCCTGCAGACCATGAACCCCGCCACCAACCCCCTCCGCGTATGAGCACCCGAAAGAAGCTCCTCCTGGACTTTGCCCGCCTGATCGGCGTGGCCTTGGCCATGTCCACCATCATCGCCTGCCTGATCCGGTGGGGAGTGTTCATCTACGACTTGCTGCCGTGAAGAGCCCAGCACCGCTCCCCGAAGGCCTGCGCCCATACGATGGCGACGAGGAGGGCGCAGACGTGCTGGTGATGTACGACGGCACCCTGCGCAGGGCGAAGTACCAGGCGACCACCCTCGGCCCAGGAGGCGCCAAGGCCCACGTGAAGCTCAAGAGCGGCAAGCGCGTGACCCTTCCTGGCTCCGAGGTCTACACAAAGAAGGCAACCTAACCCCCCCCCCCGACATGAGCAACAAGACAAAGAACGGCGCGAAGGCCATCCTGTCCCGCACGGCGCCTCCTCCCGGCACTCCCGATTCACAGTCCACCATGCGCGGGCGCGAGTTCGCCACGAAGATGGTGAACGAGTTTGGCTCCGAAGAATTGGCCGATGCCCTGCGGGGATTCCACCAAGGCATCATCAGCCACCTGAAGGAGATGAAGGCAAAGCTGGACCAGGCCACCCAGCACATCCTCAACGCCGAAGACGTACTCAACCCCTGATCACCATGGCGGGAGACGAAGACTCATTCACGAGCCACTTGGCATCCGTGCTGTGCATCACCCCCGCGCATTTTTACATGCCCACGAGGGGGAAGCCCTCCGATGTGCGCTTGGTCAAGCGCGAACAACAAGGGGCAAAGAAGCAGAAGGCAGCACAAGTGAAGGCTGCACATCAATGTCGGAACGCCGTTAAGCAGCAGATGGTGCGCCCCGACCACCGCACCCGAAACCACCAGAACACCCGCCGTTAAAACAAGCACTAACCCATGGCACTGAAGAACCGCAAAGTCCAGATCTACCAGTCGCGCCGCAACGGCCAATTCGGCTGGCGCCTGATCGCCAAGAACGGCCAGCGCATCGCCGTCTCTGGCGAGACCTACGAGAAGCGCAAGCACGCCGAGAAGATGGTGGCCGAGCTCTGGCCGAATGACCAGGTGGAATACGTCGGCAAGAACTGGTGATGGCAGCCCGCAAGGTTATCGTTCGGCAGGAGACCCGGGGGCGTGCTACATTCGCCACGGAGGTGATCAAGTCGCCCAAGGGATTCCACTACTTTCTGTTCGGGACTGACCGCGCCGAGAAGGCCAAGGTGATGACCGAGCGGCAGGCGTTGAAGGTGCTGGAAAGCTGGCGGGCCGATAACATCACCAACTCCAACCGATGCTCGCTGGAGCCGACATCCTGAGCCATGCCGCACGAATCCCCCATCCTCTCGGAGTTCCTCCGTCGTGACGCCTTCGACCTGATCATGTTCGGCTACGTCATGGGCATGCGATCGGGCGTTCCGAAGGTGCTCCCCGGGGTGAGCGCAGCCCGCGCCCCCAAGGTGATCACCCTGGAGGACGCCTTGGTCACTTTCGCCAGGGACATGGGGCTGGCCCCCGAGCAGTTCAACATCAAGAGCCAGATCACGCGATACAACCGCATGGTTAAGGACTTCTACAAGGACCAACGCACAGCAGAATGAAGGTCGTCACAACGCAGATCATCTACGTACCCATCGGGTCGGTCGGCCCCAACCCGGACAACCCGCGCACCCTGCGGGACGAGCGCTTCGCGGCGCTGAAGAAGTCCATCGAGGACTTCCCTGAAATGCTGGAGAAGCGCCCCTTGGTGGTGATCACCGGGAAGGAGGGCGGGTACATCGTGCTCGGCGGCAACATGCGCCTCAAAGCGCTGAAGGACCTGAAGTACAAGGAGGTCCCTGTGATGCTGGCCGACGAGTGGCCCCCAGAGCGCCGCCGCGAGTTCGTGATCAAGGACAACGTGGGCTTCGGCGATTGGGACTACGAGGCGCTGAAGGCTGGCTGGGATGCTGGCGACCTGGTGGATTGGGGAATGGAAATGCCCGTCAACGAGGAGGTCCGCGCCTTGGGCGATCCGGAGGCGGTGCCCGAGGTGCCTACCGTGCCCGTCTCGGCCCTCGAGGACATCTGGCTGCTTGGGAACCACCGCATCATGTGCGGCGACAGCACCCGGGCCGACATGGTCGGGCGTCTTCTGGGCGAGGCCAAGCCGCACCTGATGGTCACCGATCCGCCCTACGGGGTGCAGTATGACCCAGCCTTCCGCGATGGCGTTGTTGGTGAGGATGGCGTTGTTCGCGGCGCCATTGGCATCGGCGCGCGAGCCAGAGGCAAGGTGCTGAACGACGACAGGTGCGATTGGCGCGAGGCCTGGGCGCTCTTCCCCGGCATGGTGGCATACGTGTGGCACGCTGGCATCAAGGCGGCCGACGTGCAATCTTCGCTGGAGGCCTGCGGATTCGCAATCCGATCACAGATCATCTGGAATAAAGCGTCTCTCGTCCCGGGGCGCGGCAACTACCATTGGAAGCACGAGCCCTGCTGGTACGCTGTGCGCGCAGGAGGAACGGCCCATTGGAATGGAAGCCGAAAGGAATCGACGGTCTGGGACATGGACCGTCACCGCAAATCGGAGACCGGTCACGGCACCCAGAAGCCTGTGGAGTGCATGTCCCGACCCATCGCCAACAACTCCAAGCCGGGGGAATCGGTCTACGAGCCCTTCAGCGGATCGGGGACCACCATCATCGCCGCCGAGCAGCTGGGCCGACGCTGCTACGCCATGGAGCTGAACCCTCCGTACGTTGACGTGGCCGTGCTTCGCTGGCAGGAGTTCACGGGCCAGAAGGCCATCCACGAGGCCACGGGCAAGACCTTTGAGGAAATCGCAGCAGAGCGCGTTGAAGCAGTCGCAGTACAGCCATGACCAGACCCAACCCCATCCCCGGCAGCACGCCCTGGAAAAAGGGCCAATCCGGCAACCCCAAGGGGCGTCCTCGGAAGCTCCTCCGCTCACTGGTGCTGGAGCTCAAGAACGCGGGCTACGAGCGAGCCGATGGGCTCACCGTGGTGGAGGCCTTCGAGGTGATGCTCAACCTGCCCGAGGAGGAGGTCAAGAAGCTGGTGGCCGACAGCTCCATGCCGATGAGCGTTCGCATCGTGGGGAAGTCGATGCTCTCGCCCAAGGGCTTTGAGGTGGTGCAGACCATGATGGACCGGGCGCACGGCAAGGCGAAGCAGCAGGTCGACATGGCCGCGACGGTGACCAGCGATACGCCGACGATCATCGTGCAGGTGATGCCGCCTTCACCCGATGGCGGATAGGGAGGCGGTCTTCGTTGGGCCACAGAACGGCATCAAGCCCCTCGGCAAGCGAGCTTCCGAGCTGTGGCACCTCCTGCACGACCAGCAGCACCGTCTGCTGTTCTCTGGCGGTTCGGCCGGCCCGGGAAAGACCTTCAACATGGTGCTCTACGAGGTGGTCTCGGCGCTGCGCTTTGCGGGCACGGCTGGGGCGCTGTTCAGGTCCACGGCCGAGAACCTGCGGAAGTCCACCATGGTCACCTTCTTCGAAGTGTGCGACAAGGCGAGGCTGGTGCCTGGGCGGCACTATACGTTCAACGAGAGCAAGAACATCGTGGCGTGGTGCAACGGCAGCACCACGCAGTTTGATTACCTCGCCTACCTTCCCCGGGACCCGAACTACTCCCGGCTCGGCGGTCGGGCATACACCCGGGCAGGGGTGGACGAGGCCAACGAGGTGGAGGAGGTCGCTGTGGACGTGCTGGCCAGCCGCCTGCGTTATCGCCTGACCGACTTCTGCCACAGCTGCGCGGCCGATCGGATGGCCGAGTTGAGCCCCGTGGTGGACATCGACGAGGAGACCGGGCTTCCTGTGCTCTGGTCATGCTACAAGTGTGGAACGTGGACCAAGGGGCTGGTGCCGAAGCTCCTGCTCACAGGCAACCCTGGCGATTACTGGACGAAGCGCCGGTTCGTATTCAACGAGGACGGCTCCCCGGTGGAGCTGCCCCCGCACATGGGCAAGGTGCTGATGCTGCTGGATGACAACCCGGACAAGGCGCACGTTGCCAGCTACCGCAGGCAGCTGGAGCTACTGGACGACGAATACCAGAAGGCCCGCCTGCTGTTCGGCGACTGGCTCATCCAGCCGCGCACAGGTAAGGAGTTCCTGCATGCCTTCCGGTCCAACAAGCACGTGGAGCGCAACCAGTACCGGCCGGATCTGGCCCTGCACTTCACCTTCGACTTCAACGCGCACCCGTACATCACCTGCCTCGTTGCCCAGGCGTGGCCCATGGAGGACGGGCGCTGGCATTGCCACTTCCTGCAGGAGCTATGCCTGAAGCACCCGGAGAGCCACCCCGAGGCCGTTTGCCGCGCACTGGCCCACGAGCTGCGCGATGGGCGCTACGCCGGGCACGCTGCCGGATGCTACGTCTACGGGGACGCCAGCGGCAAGAACCGCCAGTCTGTGGTGGTGGACGGCATCTTCCACAACTACGACATGATCGAGCGCGAGCTGGCGCCCTGGCTGCACAACTACTCCATGCGCGTGATCCGCCGCAACCCCAACCACGGCATCGTGCGCGACTTCTGCAACAGCTACCTGAACGGGAAGCTCAAGTGCTGGGTCACCTTCGACCCGGGGATGATCAACACGCTGCAGGACATGGTCTACGTGAAGGAGGCAGCCGATGGCGGGATCTTGAAGGTGTACGAGAAGGACCGCGCCACGGGCGTGCGATACGAGAAGTACGGCCACTGCATGCAGGCGCACTACTACCTGACCGTGGCGCTGTTCCCCGAAGAGTTCGCGCACTTCGTTCGTCGGTAGCGCATACATTCGCACCACATCCGCTCCATGAAATGACCACGCTGCAGAAGGGCCTCACGATCGCGCTCCGCAACATCGACGGCAAGCTCAAGCACGAGGACTACGACCACGTGGTCGATCTCTCGCAGAAGTTATACAAGCCGCTGATCACGGGCAAGGACATCGGGCACCTGCTGCAGCGCTTCACGCGCAGGGAGGACGATGCGGCGTACCAGCAGCGCCTTCGGCTCACGCAGGTTATCACCCCGGCCATCCACAACACCATCATGGGGCCGCTGCGCAAGCTGCCCGCGGTGAAGCCAGTGACCGACCGCGCGGACTTCGGCACCGAGGCGAAGACCGACAACGAGGAGCTGCGCCGCATGGTGCAGAACTTCTACAACGGCAAGAGCGTGGACCACTTCCTCGGTTCGGTGCTGCTGGACCAAGGCGCCATCGACCCCAACGCGTTCTGCCTGGTGACCTTCGACAAGTTCGACCCGCGCACGGAGAAGCCCACCGTCTACCCGACCATAGTGTCCAGCACGGACGCGTGGAACTTCGAGATCGTGAACGGAGACCTGCGCTGGCTGCTGGTGCACCGCCCGATGAAGTACAATGCCCGCAAGGAGCCCGATGCGAAGACGAAGGCTCCCGGCAAGGCAACGGGCAAGGCCCCGGAAATGGTGATGATGGATGGCAACTGGTTCTGCATGTACCTGCGTGACCACCAGGTGGAGTTCATCCAGACCGACCCGGCCAACGCGCCCACGAGCATGGAGAGCGTGCTTGTGGATGCCAAGGGCAAGCCCGTGCCCGAGGATGCCAGCGGCGTGAAGTTCGACACGGAGAAGGCGTACTTCTACCGCGTCAGCAAGGTGGAGCTGTACGAGGTCCGCTTCTTTGAGCAGAAGAGCGGCGAGGTGCAGGCGTTCCGCATCGGATACATCGCCGATCCCGTGACCAGCGGCCGCACCTGCGTGAACTTCTGGCACGCGGCCCTGCCGTACATGCTCAAGGGCATCAAGGCGGGCAGCGAGCTGGACATCACCGCGGCGCTGCATGCCTTCCTGCAGAAGATCCAGTATGCCAACCCATGCAAGGGCCACACCGACGTGGATGGCCGGAAGTGGGACTGCCTCAACGGCTTTGAGCAGGGCACCTCGCGCAAGTGCCAGCAGTGCGGCGGATCGGGCTGGGATGTTATCAGCAGCGCCCAGGACCACATGACCCTGCGCCTCCCGCGCACGAAGGAGGAGTTTCTGGAGCTGGCGAACTTGGTGCACTACGTCCAGCTACCCGTGGAGGTTCTCAATTGGCAGGACGGGTACGTGGACAAGCTCGAGGCCAAGTGCTACCGGGCCGTCTACAACACAGAGCGCTTCCGGCAGGACCAATTGCAGTCCACGGCCACGGGCGAGCTGATCGACATGCAGAGCGTCTACGATGCCATCCGCCCTGCGGTGGATTGGTGGAGCATGGTCCGCATGAAGGTCTACCGCCTGACGGCCACCTTCGGCATCGGAAGCGACAAGGCGAAGAAGCTGGAGCTGGCCCACCAGTTCCCCCGCAACCTGCGCTTCGAAACCACCAACGACATGGTGGCGCTCCGAAAGGCGATGAAGGAGGCTGGGCTATCCGGGGCCATGCTGATGCAGGTGGATTCTGACCTGATCGAGCACCTCTACGTGGACGACGAGCGCGCGCTGAAGCGGGCCAAGTGCATGCTGTCCTTCGACCCATTCGCGGGCAAGGAGGAGGGCACGTGCTTGCAGCTCATCAGCCAAGACCGCACCACCCAGGACCTGGCTGTGTTATGGACCAACATGGGCTACGTCTTCCGGGAGGCCGAAGAGCGGGCGGGTGCCGACAACCTGGACTTCTACGAGCTGACGCGCGATAAGCAGCAGGAGATCATCGACGCCATCGTTGCGGAGATCGTGGACGAGCTGGACGCTGCAGCCGCGGAGGCCAACGCTGCTCGTCCGACCTTGGGCGTTGCCGGGGATGCTGGAGGGAATGGCGGCGCCGGGAACGGAGACCCCAACCCGAACGATCCACCTGCTGATCCCCCATCAGGCCAGTGATCGCCAAGATTCGCAAAGCAGCAAAGGCAGCGGACAGGCTGCTCGATGACCGGCAGAAGAAGCGCCTGAAGGAGCTGAACGCCGTCGAGCGCGCCCTGTTCGACAAGGTGTGGGTGCGCATGGTGGAGGAGCTATCCAGCGACGGCGGACGGATCACCAGCAGAAAGGGATTTGTCAGTCTGGCCAAGGCCATCGACCAGGTGTTCGACGCCATCGAGGCCGAGCACCTGGGGGAGTTTGTGCAGAACACAGCGTCCGACATGCAGCGCGTTCTGGCGGCATCCACCGAGCAGTTCGTTCCACTGGCAAAGGGCAAGGACATCGGGGCCCTGAAGGCGGCGGCGGACGCAGCCATGCGCAAGCGCCTCGGCATCGATCCGGACGGCAAGGTGATGCGCAAAGGCTACCTCGACGACCTGGTGCGCAACCGGAACGCCCGGGACGAGATCAAGAAGATGGTGGCCAAGGCCGTGAGCGCTGGCGTGCCCATGCGCAAGCTCGAGCGCGCGTTGAAGCTGAAGGTGCAGGGCACGAAGAACACCAGCGGCGTGCTGGAGCGCCACATCGGGGGCTTCGTTCTGGACACGTACCAGGTCGCGGACAGCATCATTCACAACGCCTTCGCCGAGCGCCTTGGGCTGCGATACTTCATCTACAGCGGGGGCCTGATCGAAACCAGCAGGCCCTTCTGCAAGGCGCGCAACAACAAGGTCTACACCACGGAGGAAGCGAAGCGCGACTGGCCCAAGGACAGCACTCTCCCGCTCACCAAGTCGGAGAAGGAGGCGGGTGGTCCGCCCGACGACTACAACCCGCTGGAGGACCGGGGCCGTTGGAACTGCCGCCACCGGATCATGTACGTCGACGAGCAGACCGCATTCGCATTGAGGCCGGACCTGAAGCCCCTCGTCGAAAAGCGGAAGGAGTGATCGCGGACGCTGTTACATTCGCGCCACATAAAACCCAACAACATGGCAGAGATCTTCATCAATACCGTGGTCCGTCAGGACCGCCAGAAACGCTTTCAGCTCGAGAACTTCCGCGACAGCCTGGGCAACCCGGCCGTAACGGATGGCGGGGTGCAAGGCATCGCGAACGAGGTGGGCAATGCGGAGGTTTCCGTCGACACCGCAGCCGACCCGAGCGGCATGCAGATCGTGGTGAAGTCCGACGCGAGTGCAACGGACCTGCCCAGCACGAGCACCACGCGCGCCTTCATCGACACCCGCGTGGGCGAGGAGGTGAACAAGCTGGAGCTGGTGATCACCACCACCACGCTGCCCGCCGAGGCCATCGTGTTCGATGCCCGCGAGGTCGCCGACGAACCCCGCGCCTGACCATGGTAGCGAAGCTCACCTTCAGCAACGTGGCCTTCGTGCAGAGCAGCACGCAGGAGGTGCGCGTTGCCCTTGACCAGACCTTCGACATCGTTCTGGAGCAAGTCGAGGAAGGCGCCGAGGCGCTGCGCTGGTCTACCATTGGCGATGCCATCACGGACGTGCGGGAGGCAACCACAGGGCTGTCTGCGCGCGTCAAGGCGACGGCGGTTGGTAAGGGCGAGATCCAGCTGCAGAGCGCAAACCGGGAGGTTGTGTTCTGGCTGGCCATCGACGTCTACAACGCGGCGGAAGCCGTGAGTGCGGACGCCCGCGAGCTCGGGGACGAGCCTCGCGCCTGAGCGATCTGACCATCCGATGCGGAGGCCCCCTTGTGGGGCCTCTTGCATTTTCAGAACATTTCGTTCATACATTCGCCGCATTCCAAAACATCACGCATGGCCGAGAACACAATTCTGATCGTGAACGCTAAGGGTCAGCAGAAGGAGGTGACCGAGCGCATCTGGGACCTGATGAAGTCCTCAAAGGAGCAGGGCAACAAGCGCAAGGGCTACACCTTCTTGAAGAGCATGACCGCGGGGGAAGCGAAAGCCTCCGCGAAGGCCGGCGCGGTGAAAGTGGCAGGCCCAGCAGGCCCTACCTTCATCCCCAAGGAGATCGAGGAGGCCGCCAAGATGAAGGCGCAGGAAGCAAGCGCGATCGCTGGCGCCACCGTGACAACGGAGGACGTACTGAAGGACGAAGGCTTCACGGTGCCATCGAAGCCCGAAGCGGCCCCGGAACCAGCCCAAGAAGCGCCTCCCGCCCCCGTCGCCAAGGCCCAACCCGCCCAGGCCGCTCCTGTGGCTGCTCAAGATGAGCCCGCCCAGGCGGCCGACGACATGACCAAGGTGCCGCACACCAGCGTGAAGTCCATCGAGGCGCTGCGCTCCATTGGCATCACCACCTATGCCAAGCTCGCCGATGCCTCCATTGCGGAGATCGAAAAGGCGCTCGATGCCGCTGGTCTGGGAGCAAAGAAGGCCGTCGTTCCCAAGTGGAAGGAGGCGGCCAATGAACTGATGGCCAAAAAGGCGTGACCATGGAACTGATCCGCATCCAGAACATCAAGACCACCAAGGTCTACGATATCAGCCCCGAGGGCTGGGACAAGATCAAGGCGCAGGGCTGGGAATCGCGCTACAGCATCCTCGACCGCCGCAAGGTGATCGACCCGGAGCAGCCGACGTTCATCCCCGACGAGATCCGCAAGGGCGCTCGGGATGCGGCGGATAAGGCCATCGCTGACGGCCTCAAGGAGAGCAAACCCGCAGGCGCGAAGCCTGCTCAAATGTGAACCATGGCAGACGCCAAAGACATTCTCGTGGGGCTTCTGTCCAGTGCCTACAAACTGGACGAACAGGGAGTTGCCGGACTTCAACAACCGGATGGGTCATTCAAGGACGAAGCTCTTGATGAGCTGCTCAAGCTGGACCAGACCAGGGTGGCCACCCTGAAGGGGGAACCAGCGGATGTGCAGAAGATCAAGGACGAGTATCTCGGGTTCGGAAAGCGCAAGGCGCTCGAGGACCTGGAGAAGACCTTGAGGACTGAATACGGCTACAAGGACGCCACCAAGCAGGGCAAGGAGCTCATTGACGCGATCATCGCGGACAAGCTCAAGGCCGCAACTGGCTCAATCGATGACAAGGTGAAGGTGCATCCGCTGTTCCTCGAGAAGGAGCAGCAGGTCGCAAACCTTCCCAAGGCCATCGAGGAGGCCGTGCAAGCGAAGGAGGCAGAACTGAGGGGCGTATTCGAAGAGCAGCGCCACCAAGGCGTTGTTGCATCCGAGGCCGAGGTGCTTTTCGATGAGCTGCGACCAGTGCTGTCCAAGGACGCGCGGGTGGCTGCGAATCAGAAGCGCGACTTCCTGGAGAAGGTGCGAAGCGGAAAGTTCAAGGTCAGCGAGAAGGACGGAACGATGGAGATCGTGCCGATGTCGCCTGACGGGCAGAAGAGGCTGGAGGACAACCACGGCCACGCCATCCCGTTCAAGGAGTACATCCGAGCACTGGTCACCGAGCGTTTCGACCTTCACCAGTCCGAGGACCGATCTGCCGGCACCGCCCCGGGCAAGGTCAAAGGGGGCGACAGCGACAGGGGCGCATCAGCCAAGCTCGCCAACAAGGCTGACTATGTGCGTGAGTGGGGCCGCATCGAAAGCGAAGAGAAGGACCTGAAGGTCCGCGCCGAGAAGTGGGCCGCGCTCAAAGCGTCAGCCAAGGAGGCGGGGATCCTTTAACCCCCTAACCCCTAACGTGCCATGAGCACTCCTACCTTGGGCAACATCGATGCTGCCCTCCTCCGCGAAGTGAAAGAGGAGATCGTGAACATTTGGATCGACACCGGATCGCGCGAGGCCGAATACACGGCCGACGTGGAACCGGCGCTGGCGATCCTCCAGAACCAGACCGCCCGCCTCGAGGTCCTCGAGCAACCCGACAAGGACCGCGAGCTGATGGTCCA